ATGATGGTTATGTTGTAGCAAAAGAAGGAGGAACAGATTTATTTAAGGCCTTTGTATCTTTTAAAGATTTTGACTCATTTGTTTCTCAAAAAGTAGCATCATTTAAACGAAAAGGATTTGACTCAGCAACAACTGCTCAAAAGTTTGGAGAAATATGGTATGCAAAATGGAATGGATACGGAGCTAGAAAGAAAAAACCAGCTAATATTAGTATGGATGATTGGGATAAACAAAAAATTGCAGGAGCCGGAAAAATTTGGACTGATAATGCTAAATATCTATAATGAGAGTACCTAAAAATATAGCAAAAGTAAATTACACAACTGGAGGGAAATATGTAGACTCTAATTACAATCCCTACACAGGGTATTACTGTGAAATAAAAGGTAAAGCATACCCTGGAAAAGTATACACAGGAAAATCCAAACCATTAATATTAGCATCTAGTTTAGTTAAAAACAATAAAGTAAATGCGTACTTTTATGAACCTAGTGGAAAAGACTATGAAAATGGATTTGTGATTAGATATTTTACAAAACATCTTTTTAATGTTCCTGTTTATATAAAAGAAATAAATTTATCTACATTTAATTCTCTTAAATCAAACACATTGTACCAAACTTTATCCTTAAAATATAATCTTCTTTCTAACAGTTCCACATTTAGTGGTAATGGTTATTTTAATATAGATGAAGTAGAACAAGCGGAAAAGAAAATGCCTGGGATAAAACTTTATCTTCAAGAAGAGCTTGGTTAAGTCAAAATTTTATCTTAAATTTAATATTATAAAGGTTATGAAATATGTTTTACATTATAGAGAAATCAGAACAACTAACGCAACTGGGTCCTTTTGAGGATTGTTTCGTTAATTTTGTTCCGGAAAATGATAATTACCATCCTGCATTGACTAATTTAAGTCTAATTTATATTAGACCACTTAATGGTAGGAAAGGATATATGTTGTGTCTTAACCACAATGAATCTCTTAATTTAGATAAGCAAGAGGTATTTGATTGGTTACTCAATAACACAGAACGTTTATGGTTATTAGATAAAAAGGATGCCTTACATTGGTTCCCTTACAATGATAAATTATTTGACGCCCATTTGTTAGATTTTGTTGACTTAACCCAGACATTAGGTAATGCCTGTATTTCTTACTATTATAGTAGCTACAAGCATTTGCCTAATGTCAATTGTTTAATCCCAATCAGCAAACATTTTGAAGAAAGCGAAGCAATATTCAATGCAACACTACCTACTATTCGTAAATATACATTGCTAAATACACAATTCCAGTTTCAAAACTTCCGTACCGCATATGTGTTTTATCAAATCGAAAAAAACGGCGTAAAGGTTGATAAAAACTGCTTTATTGATTTCTACCAAGATAAGTTACAATACCCACAATACAATTTATTTAAGGGCAAAGTATACACTAGGTATAATCTACATACAACAACTTCACGCCCATCTAATACATTCAATGGCACCAATTATGCTGCATTAAATAAAGATAATGGTGAAAGAATATGTTATAAACCTGAAAATGATATGTTTATCGAATTTGATTTTCAGGGATATCACCCACGATTGATTGGTGAATTAGTAGGATTTGAATTTCCTAAAGATAGAAACACATACGAATATCTTGGTGAAATATTAGGTGTATCACAGCAAGAAGCTAAAGAATTAACATTCAAACAGTTATATGGTGGTGTTTGGGCTGAATACCAGTACAAACCATTCTTCCAAAATGTAAATACATTTATAGATGGTATATGGGATACGTACCAGTATGGAAAATCATATTCAACTATAAATAAAACATTTATACCTGATGTTGAGATGACTCGCAACAAACTATTTAACTATATAGTTCAAAGTACTGAAACATCAACCAATGTTGAATTACTAGAATTAGTATTAAGTCATTTAAAAGGTAAAAATACAAAATTAGTATTGTACACTTACGATGCTTTCTTATTCGATTATGATAAAGATGAGAAAGGATTATTAGAAGAACTAACAAAAATATTACAGTATCCCGTTACAATCAAACGTGGCAAATCATATCACGGTCTAGAAAAAATATAAATATTTATTATGGAACAATTAAACGAACTAGACTTGAATAAATTATTCTGTACATTCACAACTCCATTGGATTTGGAAAGCACAGTGAGCACAATCAATCGTCGTTACGCTATTATATTCAATAAGATATTTATCTTAGAATCTCCACAGAGCGAAGAATTGATGTGCACATATAATATTGATGCGGGAAATATGCAAGAAGCCCCAATGGCCAACACTATCCTATTGCATCGTAAAAAGGAAAGTAATACGTTATATACAATTAATGCCTTGAATACACTAATCAAGACGTTAAATAATGGTGTTTTAGATAAAGCATATATAGTTGATTGGAACCAATATAAAAACTGTATATTGCTTACTGATGGCCCTAATCTACGCAGATTAGACACGGCTATTCACAGAATTATAGATTTGTCTGCCCACTAGTTTGGCTTTCAAAAGACCCTGTCGTATATTTAATTCTAAACATAAAATAGTTATGGATTTATCATTTGTAAAACAGAAGTTAGCTGACAATGCTAACAAAGGCGCTAAGCGCGAAAAAATCGATTACACAAAAATTTTCTGGAAACCAAAACCAGGTAAGTACCAAATTCGTATTTTACCTAACAAATTCAGAAAAGAATGGCCATTGCGTGAAATTCAAATGCACTATGGCTTCTCTAAAGGACCAATTTTGGCCCTAACAAATTGGAGCGAATCAGATCCTATTGTGGATTTTGCTCAAAAGCTTCGTAAATCAGCTGATAAAGATGATTGGACATTAGCTAACAAAATTTCTCCTAAAACACGTTATTTCGCTCCAGTAATCGTTCGCGATGAATTGGGTGCAGGTGTACGTTTGTGGGAAGTTGGTAAATTGGTAAATGATCAATTAATGGGAATCGCTGCTGATGAAGATTATGGTGATTTTACAGACATCACTGATGGTAGAGACTTTACAGTTGAAGCTGTTGATGATATCGTTGCTGGAAGAAAAAGTATTAAATGTACTTTACGTCCTAAAGTAAAATCAACCCCAATATCTGATGATGCTGATTTCGTTACTAAAGCATTAGATGAACAACCAGATATCTTAGGTATTAATCGTAAGTACTCTTATGATCAATTGAAAGATATTCTACAAAAATGGTTGTCTCCTGAAGACGAAACAGAAGCTGAAGCTCCAATTGTATCTAAAGATGAGGAAGATGAAGAAGATGACTTCATTAAAGAAATGAATGCACCTGTTCAACCTTATTCTCTAGATATCAAACCAAAAGAGAATGCTGCAGACAAATTTGATTCACTATTTAACGAATAAAAATGGCAAAAAAAGACAGTTTAACTCAGGTAGTATCTGAGTCCCTAAAAAAATCCTTTGATATTGATGCTTTTAAGAAATCTAAATTCTTGGATCAATCTGTAAAGTTTAAACCTCAAAAATGGATTCCACTGTCTAAAGCATTTCAAGATGTACTGTCTATTCCTGGTATTCCGATGGGCCACATAACTTTGTTACGTGGTCACTCGGATACAGGTAAGACAACAGCGATGTTGGAAGCTGCAGTAGCAGCACAAAAGATGGGTGTATTGCCTGTCTTTATTGTTACTGAGATGAAGTGGAACTGGGAGCACGCCCAACAAATGGGCTTTGAAATGTCACCTGTAGTAGATAAAGAAACAGGTGAAGTAATTGATTATAAAGGATTCTTCGTCTATGTAGATAGAGGATCATTAAATACAATCGAAGATGTAGCAGCGTTTATAGCAGATATGCTTAATGAACAAGCTAAAGGTAAATTACCATTCGATCTACTATTCCTATGGGATTCAGTTGGATCAGTACCTTGTCGTTTGTCTGTTGAATCTAATAAGAACAACAACGAATGGAATGCAGGTGCAATGTCTCAACAATTTGGTAACTTTATCAATCAAAAGATTATATTATCACGTAAAGAAAACCAACCGTATACAAATACATTTGTAGCCGTTAATAAGGTGTGGGTTGCAAAACCAAATTCACCTATGGAACAGCCTAAAATGAAAAATAAGGGTGGTGATACTATGTTCTTTGATTCATCATTCGTAATCACATTCGGTAATATCTCAAACAGTGGTACTAGTAAGATTAAAGCAACTAAAGACGGTAAAGACGTTGAATTTGCTAAACGTACTAAAATATCAGCTGACAAGAACCACGTTACAGGTGTACAAACTAAAGGCACTGTAGTAATGACAGTTCATGGATTCATCGAAGACGATAAGAAAGCGATTGATGATTACAAGAAAGAACACTCTAAGAGCTGGTTACAAATCTTAGGTTCAACTGACTTCGATGTGGTTGAAGAAGATGAAATGGAAGAAAATTTTAAAGAAGTAAATTTAGTAGACGTTGAAGAATAAATACTTTGAATTAATTTCAAGTATTCAACCTGATCAACGCACTCAATTAAGTTCAATTTTAATAATAGATGGTCTTAATACATTCTTAAGATCGTTTATTATGATAAACCACATAAATCCAAATGGCCACCATATTGGTGGCCTAACTGGATTTTTAAAGTCAATTGGTTATGCTATTAAGATGATCAATCCGACTAAAGTGATAATTGTATTTGATGGTGTTGGTGGTTCGAATGCTAGAAAGAATTTATACCCCGAATATAAGGCAAATAGAAATGTTAATCGTATGACAAACTACTCTATTTTCTCTTCAAAGGAAGAAGAAACAGAGAGTATCAATAACCAAATGTCAAGATTAATCCAGTACCTAAAATGCCTCCCCGTTACTGTAGTAGGAATAGATGGATTAGAAGCAGATGACATTATAGGTTATTTAGCAGGTAAATTCGAAAAGCATTCTGAAACAAAATCAGTGACTATCATGTCTGCTGATAAAGACTTCCTACAGTTAGTCTCTGACAAAGTACAAGTATACTCCCCAGTTAAAAAGAAAGTATACAAACCAAAAGATGTATTTGATGAATTTGGAGTATCTAGTATTAATTTTATTAATTATAAGATATTATTAGGTGATTCCTCTGATAACATACCTGGTGTAACAGGTTTAGGACCTAAAAAATTAACTAAACTATTTCCTGAATTGACAGGCGATAATGGAGTTACTTTAGAAAGCATTATAGAAAAATCAGCTGAACTAATTGAAGAAAATAAATTATATCTATCTGTTGTAGAAAGAAGACACCAGCTAGAAATTAATAAAAGACTAATGTCTTTGAATGGAGATTTCTTATCACCAGACAATAAACAATTAGTTAAAGATTCATTTAATAGTTCGTTTGAGTTAAATAAATATCTGTTTCATCAATTGTATGTAAACGATAAACTAGGAGAATCTATACCTAACGTAGACAACTGGCTTCAAGAAGTATTTGGTTATCTGAATTCTCTAAATTAGATTTATAAAATAAGTTATGACAACATTAAGTAAATTAAATCAATACGGTCCTCAATTTCAATCCAAAGTTGTAGGAGCATTACTCACTCAAAAGAATTTCCTAGTAAACGTATCTGATTCGCTTGAAAAAGAATATTTCGAAAATCAAGCAAACCAATGGATCGTAGATGAAATTCTAAAATACTTTACTAAATACCATACTGTACCTACAATGGAGGTATTGGCTACTGAAGTAAAGAAAATAGAAAACGAAGTATTGAAAATTGCTATCACTGAAGGTTTAAGAGAAGCATATAAAGAGTCTCAATCAAGTGATTTAGATTGGGTGGAAAATGAATTTACTAGCTTCTGTAAAAACCAACAGATGAAGAAAGCAATTATGACATCAGTCGATTTGCTTAATCTAGGTGATTATGATGGAATCCGATTCTTAATTAATGGTGCATTAAAAGCAGGCGAAGATAAAAATATTGGTCACGAATATGATAAAGATGTAGAATCAAGATATCGTGAAGATGATCGTAATGCAATACCATTCCCTTGGAAAACATTTAATGATTTAACACAGGGCGGTATGGGCAAAGGCGATCTAGTATTAGTATTCGGTAATCCAGGTGGTGGTAAATCATGGGCCGTTGTAGCAATGGGCGCTTATGCCGCAGCATTAGGTTATAATGTGGTACATTACTCACTAGAATTAGCTGAAGGATATGTAGGTAAACGTTATGATGCGGTATTTACAGGAATACCAGTTGACCAATTAGATAAACATCGCAGTAAGGTTGAGGAAACAATTAGTAAAGTGCGTGGAAAGGTAGTTATTAAGGAGTTCCCGCCTAAAAGCGCATCGTTTGATACAATTAATGCTCACCTACAACAATTAGAATTACAACACGATTTCAAACCCGATCTGATTATCATTGACTATTTAGATTACGTTAGAACTAAAGGTAAAAAAGAACGTAAAGATGAAATTGATGATGTTTATGTTGGAGCTAAAGCATTAGCTAAAGAATTAGGAATACCAGTGATATCACCTTCACAAGCAAATAGAAGTGCTGCAAAATCAGACATTATTGAAGGCGATAATGCAGCTGGTTCATATGATAAAATTATGATTGGAGATATCATATTATCTCTAGCTCGTAAGAAAAAAGATAAAGTAAACGGAACAGGACGTTGGCAGATGGATTAACGTTTGGTTCTAAAATAGACACGTCAACAGGAAAAATAGATGTATACGAAACCCCATTAGATGAGGATGACGATGATGATTCTCGCCCTGTCAATGCTTACAGTAATGTAAACACTGATGATAGAGACTATCTTCAACAAAAGTTTTTTGAACTTGGTGGAGGCCAATAGTATATACTATATTTATAAACACAATCTAAAAGCATATGGTAAAGGTTAAAAGGTTCACGGCTACTTGGTGTGGTCCGTGTAAGCAACTATCTCCTCTTTTCGAACAATTAAAGTCGGAAATTGCAGAAGCTAGTTTTGAAACAATAGATGTAGATCAAAATAGAGAAGAAGTTATGAACTATATGGTTACTTCTGTTCCAACAGTAGTAATTGAAAAGGATGGAGAAATGATAAAACGCTTTGTTGGAATCCAACCTAAATCTAGTTACGTTAACACAATTAAGTCACTTATTTAAAACAGAACAAAAATGGATGTAACGCAAAGTATCCTTAGCGAGATCACTACATACATGAAGTACGCTAAATTTAGACCAGAATTAAACAGAAGAGAAACATGGGAAGAATTAGTTACGAGAAATAAAGAAATGCATCAAACTAAATTCCCACAATTAAAAGATGAAATCGAAGAAGCTTATAAACTTGTATACGATAAAAAAGTATTACCATCAATGCGTTCATTACAGTTCGCAGGTAAACCCATTGAACTTAATAATACTCGTATATTTAATTGCTCTTTTCTTCCTATTGATGACTGGAGAGCATTCAGCGAAATAATGTTTCTATTATTGAGCGGAACAGGAGTAGGATACTCAGTACAAACACATCACATTGAACAATTACCTGAAATTAAGGTACCAACTAAACATAAAAGATATTTAGTAGGCGATAGTATTGAAGGATGGGCTGACGCCGTTAGAATGCTTTGTAAAGCATATTTTACAGGTGCCCCATTACCATTATTTGATTTTAGAGATATTAGACCAAAAGGCGCTCAGTTAATCACTGTAGGTGGTAAAGCACCTGGTCCTGAGCCATTGAAAGAATGTTTATTCCAATTAGCTAAAATATTTGAACGTAAGAAAAATGGTGATAAATTATCATCAGTAGAGGTTCATGATATGGCTTGTCATATTGCAGATGCAGTATTATCAGGTGGTATTAGAAGAGCAGCATTGATCTCATTATTCGATTTAGATGATGAAGAAATGTTAACGTGTAAATTTGGAAATTGGTGGGAAGAAAACCCTCAACGTGGTCGCTCTAATAACTCAGCAGTAGTATTACGTCATAAAATTGATGAAGAAGAATTCTTTAAACTATGGAAGAAAATTGAACTAAGTGGATCTGGTGAACCAGGCATTTATTTCAGTAATGATAAAGATTGGGGTACAAACCCATGTTGTGAAATTGCTTTACGTCCGTTCCAATTCTGTAACTTATGTGAAGTAAACGTTTCAAACATCGAATCACAAGAAGACCTAAATGAAAGAGTACGTGTAGGTGCATTCATCGGTACATTACAAGCAGCATATACTAACTTCCACTACCTAAGAGATGTATGGCAGAAAACAACTGAAAAAGACGCTTTATTAGGTGTTGGTATGACAGGCATTGGATCAGGAGCTATCTTAAAGTATGACTTAAAGAAAGCAGCTGATTTAGCTAAAGAAGAAAATGCTCGTGTTGCTGAAATAATCGGTGTTAATAAAGCAGCTCGTGTAACTACAGTTAAACCATCAGGTACTTCATCATTAGTATTAGGTACATCATCAGGTATTCATGCTTGGCACAATGATTTCTATATTAGACGCATTCGTGTAGGTAAGAACGAGGCTATTTATAACTATTTAGCTGTTAACCACCCTGAATTAGTAGAAGATGATTTCTTCAAACCAACAATCCAAGCTGTAATTTCAGTACCTCAAAAGGCACCAGTAGGTTCTATTTTAAGAACTGAAAATGTAATTGATATGTTAGAGCGTACTAAGAGATTTAATATGCAGTGGGTTAAGAAAGGACATCGTAAAGGTGCTAATACAAATAACGTATCAGCTACTGTATCAATTAAAGAAGGTGAGTGGGAACAAGTAGGACAGTGGATGTGGGAAAACAGAAACACATTTAATGGCTTATCAGTATTACCTTATTTCGGAGGTACATATACTCAAGCACCATTTGAAGATATTACTGAAGAACAATTCAATGAAATGGCTCAACATTTACATTCAATTGATTTAAGTAAAGTAGTTGAATTTAGTGATGAAACAGCATTGATGGACCAAGCTGCGTGCGCAGGAGGAGCTTGTGAAATAGTGTAATATGCAACCTCATTATAGAGATGGTTTTATTGAAAATATTCACTACTACAAAGAAGGTAGTAACATAATATTTAAAGAATTATTTCATATACAAAGAGGGCAGTGCTGCGGCAACGGATGTCGTCACTGCCCCTTTGATATTAAGCATAAAAAGGGAAGAGTGGTAGTGGCAAAAGAATTTCGTAAATTGATTGATAAAGAAGAATAAAATGGATCCAAATAGAATGCACGAACGAGTGCTTGAAATACAAAAGAACATAGAAACAGCATCACCAGAAGAACAAACAAACATGTTATCTGAACTATTAGACATTGCTTCTAGAATAGAGCAATCGCTTGCTGAAATTGGAGATGAAATCAATATTGATGAAGAACAAATAGAAGAAGAAGATGAAGAGTAATTTTGAAATGATCGCCCATATTGTTGGGTTACTAATATTAGCAGCAATGCTGTTTGGTATGCCTTTACAATTACTATGGAATTGGTTAATGCCACGTTTATTTGATCTCCCATACATTACGTTTTGGGAAGCATGTGGAATAAACTTAATGGCTGGAATATTATTTAGATCAAATATTACAGTAAAAAAGAATTAATATGTCAAAGTTTCAATCAACAAAGTTGTTTGACGGTTTCAGCACAGTATTCCGTCAGTGGAAAGCAGAAGGAACACATTGTCGTTTCCTTCATGGTTATGGAGTAGCATTTAGAGTATGGTTCGAAGGCGAACTAGACGAACGTAATTGGGTTTGGGATTTCGGAGGCATGAAACGTGCTAAAGGTACCATTGATGGTATGAATCCTAAAGCATGGATGGATCATATGTTTGATCACACTACAGTAGTAGCAGAAGATGATCCAGGATTGAATGGTTTTAAAACAATGAATGAATTAGGAATTGTACAATTAAGAATACTTCCAGCTGTTGGGGCAGAGCAGTTTGCAAAATATGTTTTTGAGAAATTGAACACATTTGTTCAAGAAGAAACTAGCGGTAGAGTAAAAGTTGTAAGAGTAGAATTTATGGAAAACAACAAAAACACCGCTATATATGAACAAACGAACTAAAAAAGCTCAACGCAAACAAATTATTGAACAAAACCCACCATTGTATCTTAGTGAAGGACATTGGGAGGAAGCTATGTTGGAAAACAACAGTTATTATGATATTGATTTGCTTCACAAACACAACAAACCAATTTATAAAAGAATTGAAAATTGGGAGAAAAAGTATGATGAAGCATCTAGTTGGTTAGGTAAATGGTATTGTCAAATTAGAATAGATAAAGAAAGAGCAAAAATAAAACATTATGAAAGTAAGTCATGAGTTGCCTCTAGGCCTAATGCATAACGCTTATAAGTGGAATGATTATGATTATTGTCTTCCACATTTACTAGATCAGTACGAACAGTACAAATTATTCTTTCAAAAATCTAAAAAAGACAAACGATTCATTATCATGGATAATGGATTATTTGAAGGAGTAACCCATACAACAGAAGATTTACTATCTAAAATTGAATGGTTACAACCAAATATATTCATTGTGCCTGACGCTTGGAATGATTCAACTATAACATTACGTAATGCTAAAAGTTGGATGATTAATTACAAACAGAGCTTACCTGCAGGCGTTAATTTAATGGCTGTGTGTCAAGGTAAAGATATGGGTGAACTAGTATCAACATACCAAATATTAGTTGATTTAGGTTATACCCATATTGCGTTTAATCACTCTAGCATTGCTTATGAAGAAGCATACCCAGGTGAGATGCCAAAACTGAAAAAACAGATGTATGGTAGAATGGAGTTTATTAGACGATTAGTTGAAAGCGGTTCTATCCGTAAAAGTCATTACCACCATCTATTAGGCTGTTCATTACCTCAGGAATTTATGGCATATGGAGATTGGCCGTTTATTCGCTCATGTGATACGTCTAATCCAATTTTAGTTGGAGCTGAGGGTGTTCGTTATACAGATAGTGGAATCAATTTCAAACCAGAACATAAATTAGAACATTATTTTGAGAAAGATTTGGAAGACAAATTAGAAGATATTATATTTAACGTACAAAGATTTAAAACATATATAAAATAAACAGTTATGAATTACGTTTCGCTTTATGATTATTTAGGCCGTGCTGCAGGAAAACAATTAGGTAAAGAGGTAGCAGCAACAGCAGCATCAATGGGAATCCAAGCTAGAACAAGACAAGTATCTAACCCTGCATATACAGGTTTAGTATGTCTATACCCAGAAACATTCTTATCATTATACTTTAAAAAGTAACGCTTGAACGAGAAGTAAGCGTTTAATAAATAAATACATTCTCAAACAATTTAATTTAAATGAAAAAAGCAGTTTTATCATTATCAGGTGGAATGGACAGTAGTTCATTATTAATCCACCTATTAGCCAATGGCTACGAAGTAACAGCATTAGGCTTCGATTATGGTCAGAAACACAAAGTAGAATTACAACGTGCAACATCGTTAGTAGAGTATCTACAATCTAAAAATCAACCAGTAACTTATCAAGTTATTAAGTTAGATGGTTTACAACAATTACTAAACTCATCTTTAGTAACAGGTGGTGCTGATGTTCCAGAAGGACATTACGAACAAGACAACATGAAAGAAACAGTTGTACCTAATCGTAATAAAATATTCGCATCATTAATTCAAGCAGTAGCATTATCAATTGCTACTAAAGGCGAAAAACAATCAGTAGAGATTGCAATGGGTATTCACGCAGGTGATCATGCTATTTATCCTGATTGTAGACAAGAGTTCCGCGATGTTGATTTTGAAGCATTTAAAATTGGTAATTGGGATTCTGAATTAGTATCAGTTACTACTCCTTATCTTCATACTGACAAGTATGGTATATTAAAAGATGGATTAGCATCATGTAATGCTCTAGGTTTAGAATTTGATGAGGTATATAAGCGTACAAATACGAGTTATAAACCGATTCAGTTAACAGAAACTCTTTGGCTGTCAGATTATAAGTCCGCAGCTTCAGTAGAACGAGTAGAAGCCTTTATTAAATTAGGCCGTCCTGATCCTGTTCAATATGGTGAAGTAATATCTGAAGGTATTAGAACCGTTAAATGGGAAGAAGTAAAAGCCGAAGTAGAAAAGGTACTAAACCAACATAAAAAAACAAACATTTAAACAAAAACCCAAGTATAGTTATGAGTTATCAAACTAAGGTTCGTGCGAATTACCTTAACCGCACAGCTAAATTGTCTTTCTTTACACACCGTCAACGTACGGGAGATGTTGCTCGTCTTGCTGACGAAACAGGTTACTCTGAGCGTATGATTTATTACGTAGTACGTGGTGAGCGTCGTGTAAACAACACAATCGCTAATGCGATGTACAATTTGACTCGTCGTCGTATGAAGAACGAGGATTACATTGTAGCAACCGCTTAATTAGCATCCAAGGTCCCAATCACTAGATGGTTGGGACCTTTTTTAAATTTAAACATTATGCCTTATATATTACAATTTATTTTAGTATTCATCGCTATGACAATAGCAGATGTATGTTGGACACTTTACTTTATCAGTGTTGATGAACGTAAATCAGTAACAGCAGGAATTTGGGGATCAGCAATTTACTTATGTGGTGCCTTTGGAGTATTATCATACACTGAAGATAAATCATTAATTATAGCTGCTGTATTAGGTTCATTTGTAGGTACCTATTTCACAGTCGAGTATAAGAAGAAAAAAGAACAAAAATAATATGAAAATATTGGTTACAGGAGGAGCAGGTTTTATAGGTACTAATCTTATAAAATTACTAGTTCAAGAAGGCCACGAAGTTGAATCATTAGACAACTATGATAGTGGTACTCAAAATAACCATATAGACGGTTGTAATTATCACTTCGGTGATGTTAGAGCAATTGGAGCTGGTATAGATAGAAATTACAAATTAATTTACCATCTAGCTGGACTAAGCAGAATACAACCATCATTCGTAAACCCACTTGATACGTTTGAAGCAAATACAGTTGGAACTCAAGAAGTATGTGAATTTGCAAGAGAAATAAAAGCAAAAGTAGTATACTCAGGTTCATCTTCTCGTTGGCATAACCCATACCAATCACCTTATGCTTGCTATAAGCATCTGGGAGAAGAAATATGTAAAATGTATAGAACATCATTTGGTGTTGATATTGAAATTGCTAGATTTTACAATGTTTACGGCCCCTATGAAATAGTAGACGGGGATTGGGCGGCAGTTATTGGTATTTGGAGAAAACAAGTAAGAGATAGCCACCCACTTACTATAGTTGGAGATGGAGAGCAACGTAGAGACTTTACTCATGTTGATGATATAGTAGATGGGCTATATAAAATAGGAATGAGTAATGAAAAACATGAAGATGCATGGGAATTGGGAACAGGTAAAAATTATTCTATAAACGAGGTAGCAAATATGTTTGTTGAAAGATTTGGATGTGAATTGAAGTATATTCCAAACCAAAAAGGAAACTACAGAGAAACACTACGAGAAAACAATGATGCTATGGAGCGTTTAGGATGGAAACCATCAGACAAATTAGAACAATATATTAAATCGTTATGAAATGCATGAAATAGTTCACGTATTAGGTATTTGTGGGGATAAACACCCAAGCATTATACTCATTCTTTCGGAATGGCATAATTTTAGTCCTATATTTAATTACATAAAAACAATATTGAAATGAGTAAAATAGATCCACACAAACTACTTATCAGTAGTGATTTCTACAGTGTACAGGGTGAAGGAATATCATCAGGTGTACCATCATATTTCGTGCGTTTAGGTATTTGTAACCTAACTTGCGGTATGAGTAGAGCATTCGCTAATAAATTAGCCAAAGAACAAACATTAGAAGATGGTGAAATATTTGTAGGTGATCTTCATGCTGAAGGTAAAGCAACATGGACTTGTGACTCTACAAGCCAATGGTTGTGGAGAGGTGAAGATAAAGAGTTCCAATATCTAATTGATCGTTGGAAAGAACAAGGTATCTACGAAGATATTTTAAACGGTAATATTCATATTATCTGGACTGGTGGTGAACCTACAATTAAAGGACACCAAGAAGCAATCCTTAATTTTATTTCATATTGGACAGAACAAGAGGGTGGATATGGTAATTTACCTCTTAAATATGTTTATAATGAAATTGAAACAAATGGTACTGTAGTAATTGACAGCCTATTTAACCATATTGATCAAATCAACTGCTCACCTAAGTTAGCAAACTCAGGTATGACTGAGAAGCAACGTATTAATCCTGAAGCTATTAAAAGAATAATGCAACATGATAACTACCAATTCAAATTTGTTATTTCGACTGAGGAAGATGTACAAGAATTATTCCGTGACTTTGTTGTACCATTTAGCATACCTCTTAAAAATGTAGTGTGTATGCCTGGTTTAGATGATCAAGATGACTTCCATGAACGTACTAATTTCGTTTTAGAAATGGCTAAGATCTACAAATTTAGAGGCCTTACTCGTTTACATATCTCAGCTTGGAATAAAACATTAAACGTATAATATGGGAACAGTTATTTTTATATTAGTAATATTTTTAATTGGTGTTACTATCTACGGTGTTGTAGATGTATTTAAACAAATAAATAAACTAAAATAATATGCTAAAGTATAAAATAATGGGTGAACGTACCCTAGTAGAAGCTTGGAGTTACATCGTTTAAGCAGATGATGTTGATCAAGCAATTGAAATGGTTGAAGAATGTCCTGATGGATATTGTGAAGGAATTGAACGTTTAGATGATGATCAGTGTTATGAAGATAGTACTGAATTTTCATTCTTAGAGGAAATTGAGGAACCAAAACCAAAGAAAAAGGCTAATCCAAAACAGATGAATGGAAAGAAAAGTGACGAGCCATTCAAAAAAACTAGAAAAAAGAAATAATATGAAAAACAAATTAACAAAAATTTTAGAAACTGTGGGATATCTTTTGGCAATTGGGTTTGGATTTACTATCTTGTACTTTGGATTTCAAATGTTAGAAACAGCATTCAAAGCAATTTTTAAATAATATATATGGCAAAAGATCATTGCATAATGTGTGGTGTAGAAACACCATACGATTTCGAAACCCATATTGATCTGAGAATCGGATACATTGAAGGTGCAGGTCAATTATGTAGTAAATGTTATAACCAAGGTAGTAATAATCGTCACTTTACTGTACCTGATTGGTTAGTAGAAAATTATCCTAACGACCAAGAGTTGGGGAGCAAAGTAAGAGAAATATATTGGGAAAGTAAAAACTAAAATATGGAATTATTAAAGAAATCAAATGGTAGTTTAGCTCGTACACCAGAACAAATCGAGCAAATGATTGATAAAGCAGCTGAAGCGTATGGTCAATTCCTCAATGCAGTAGGATTCGATTATACAGCTGATAGACAAACAGTAGATACACCAAGACGTGTTGCTAAAGCATGGCTTAAAGATTTGATCGTAGGTAGTATTACAGACGAACCAAACATTACAGTATTCCCTAATGATGAGGGATATAATGGATTAGTAATCCAATCAGGTATTCCTATCGTTAGTATGTGTGCTCACCACAATCTAGCATTTACAGGTTATGCTACATTAGCATATGTTCCTGGTGAAAATGTAATTGGATTGAGTAAATTAAATCGCATTGTTGAATGGTTCTCACGTAGACCACAAATGCAAGAATCATTAACACAACAAATTCACGATTATCTAGCTACCAAAATGGATTGTCCATCTGTAGCAGTTAGTATCGCTTGTAAACACACTTGTTGCTCACACAGAGGTATTAAACATCCATCTGTAATGACTACAAATAAATTTAGTGGTGTGTTTATGGAAAAGGATAATTTAATTCGTGAAGAATTCTTACACGCAATTGAAGTAAATGGAACAAAGTTTTAATAAACGATTTATTACTTGGAGAGATATTGATGATGCAGTTGAAAGATTAGCAATCAATATCACAAACAGTAATATTGAAATAGCTGCTGTTGGAGGTCTACCTCGAGGAGGTTTGATCCCAGCAGTAATGCTATCTCATAAATTAATAATACCCTTCGTATCCCAAGCTAATATAGCTGGAGTAGTAGGTAATATTCTAGTTGTAGATGATATTTGTGATTCAGGTAAAACATTAAAACGATTTAAGTTCGAAGATAGTGTTTACACTGCTACATTACATTATAAATCAACATCGGAATATGAACCTAATTTCTGGTGGAAATTAGCTCCAACAAATGAATGGATAGTTTATCCGTGGGAGAGAGAAGATTCAAATACAATAGCAGACTATGCAGTTAAAGGAAAGTAAAACAAATTGGCATTTTAGAATCAGTATAGCTAAATCAGTAGTAAGAATATTAGCTGGATTAGCTTTAATGTGTGTTGACGGATGGTATTTTAATGCCGCTGGGGGATTATTAGTTGGAGCTGAAGTACTTGGAATATTAGAAGAATTTTAATACATTTATATTATGTTAAACGCACAACAAATTTTAGACGAAGGACTACTTAAGCTAGAACATAGCAAAGGTAAAGTAGCACAGGTAGGATATGATCTTACACTTAAAGCAGTAAATAAAGTAGGAAATAAAATAGGAGGTAACGTTTATGCTCCTGGCCCAATTGGTAAGGTTTTAAAAGATAAAACCCAACTAACTACCTATTCTCCATTGGATACTATTAATTTAGATGGTGTAGAGGGTTGGATGTTACATCCACATACGTACGATATTACATTTTGGGAAGGTTGTAAAATACCAGAAAACCGTGTAGCATTTATTAAGCAACGTTCATCACTTTGGAGAAACGGTGCATTAATTAATTCACCTGTATTTGATCCTGGATTCGAAACCGAATTTATGGGTACAATTATGATGGTTACTGAACCAATATTCATTGAAAAGGATGCCCGTGTAGCCCAAATATATTTCCATGAATGCGACCCAGCAGAGAAATATGACGGACAGTGGCAAAACGATAAACAAAGAAATTCATTATAAAAAGTGGGAGTCAAAGACTCCCATTTTACATTTAGGGTATGTATCAAGCAATTTATTACGATAGGGAAACCTATACATTTCATTTACGTGACGATAAGACTGGTTGGAGCGAATTTAAATATAATCGTCCACGCTATCGAATAGACCCTAATGGGGATTTTCCAACATTAGATGGTAAACGAGCTAATTTAGTAACCAAATATGATTGGAAGGATAATTCATTATATGAATCTGATCTAGATGCTTACACAGCAGTGTTAATTGATAGATATAGAGACAGTGATGATACCGCTGAATGGCAAAACATAGTTTATCTAGATATTGAGTGTGAAATTGCAGGCGCATTAACACCAGAATTAATTAAAAACGCTCCTACTAAGATAACATCAATATCAGTTTATGATGTTACAACTAAAAAATATTACTGTTTAATCTTAGATGAAAAACAACAACTACAAACAGTAAATGAAGAAAATAGAGCGATCATTCCATTTGCTCATGAACATGATTTATTACATTCGTTCCTTAATCTATGGGAACAATTAGATCCAACAATCATTTCAGGTTGGAATAGTGAATATTTCGATATTCCATTCTTATATTACCGAATAGAAAATCAATTAGGTACTGGTTATGCTAAACGTTTATCTCCAATAGGTAAAGTTAAGTTTGCTCAATACATGAATGATGCTCCTGTAGAACTAGGAGGATTAAATCATCTTGATTACATGTTGTTATATAAAAAATATAACCCAAAACAAGAGGAATCTTACAAATTAGGTGATATTGGAACTAAATATGTTAATCTAGGTAAAGTAGAATATGAAGGTAATTTAGATAGATTATTCAATGATGATATAAATAAGTTCATTGAATATAACCTTCGCGACGTAGAAATTCTAATTGAATTAGAAAAGAAATTCAAATTTATCGAATTAACGATTGCAATTTGTCATCTATGTCATGTGCCTTATGAACAAATATACCTATCAACAGCATTAAATGATGGAGCTATATTAACATACCTAAAACGTCAGGGTATAGTTTCACCTAATAAACCAACTACTATTCGTCCTTCATTATATGAAGCTAAGGAAGAATATGCTGGTGGATACTTAAAAGACCCAGTACCAGGATTATATGAATGGGTTATTGACCTTGACTTTACGTCGTTGTATCCGTCTATTATACGTTCACTTAATATTGGTATTGAAACATACATTGGCCGTATTGTTAATAATGACAAATATGACAATAACTGGACATTGGATGATCTAAAGAAAATGGATCCTGAGCAATTAATTACTCTTGAAAAACTAAATGATGATAAAACTACTAACCAAAACCAAGTGTCAGTGGCTAAAATTATTCAGTTTATTGAGAATGGAAGTATATTAGTTGCAGCATCAGGAGCACTATTCAGAACAGATCGCTCATCAGTAGTATGTGATGTACTAACTGATTGGTTTAATAAGCGTGTTGAATATAAGAATCTAATGAAGAAAGCCTATAAAGCAGGTGATGCTGTTAAAGGCGAATTCTACAATCGACGTCAACATGCTTACAAAATTAAATTAAATGACGTTTATGGTTGTTATGCTATTAATGGCTGGCGCTATACTGATGGTCATAAAATCATATCTAAAGCTATTACATTAACTGGTCAGCGTGTAACACAAGAATCGATTAAATTCGTTAATGAATGGATGAATAATAGATTAGGTACAACAGGTAAAGATTATGTTGTTACTTCAGATACCGATTCATTATTTATTCAGGTTAAGGATTTAGCACTTAGAAGACATCCAGAGCTTGCTACAGCAGGTAGAGATGAATGGACTAGAGTAATTTTAGAGATTGCCTCTGAAATTCAACAAGCAGCAAATGCTAATATTGATCGTGTAACTAGAGAGTATTTCAATGTTAAAGAGCGTACTCACTACTTTGAATTAAAGCAAGAGGTGATATTGGAAAGAGGTTACTTTGCCGGTAAACGTCGTTACGCTATGTTTATTGTAAATAAAGAAGGTGTACCTGTTGAGGAATTAGATATGAAGGGTCTTGATCTAATGAAGTCAAATATGACTCCAATGTATCGTAAATTTGGAGAAAGCTTAATCAAACAGATAATGTTTGGTACTGCTAAATCAGAAATTGATAAACGTATACTTGATTTTAAAAAGCACGTTAAAACAATTCCAATAGCAGAAATTGCTAAACCAACAGGAGTAAAACAAATCCGTTCATATATTGAGCGCAAACCAGGAGCAGGTGAAATATTCTCACATTTGAAACTAAAAGCACCAATCAACACTAAAGCAGCTATATGGTACAATGATTTACTACGATTTAAAAGATTAGATAAACAATACCCATGTTTCACTGAAGGTGATAAAATGAAATATATTCAATTAAAAGCAAATCCATATAAAATTGACGTTATTGGGTTTACAGGTAATGACCCTGATTTCATCAACCAATTTATTGAGCAGTACGCAGACAGAGATGAGGGATTTGAAGCAACGTTGATGAATAAATTGATAGGTATCTATGAGGATTTAGGTTGGGACTTTCCATCAATGCACGAAAAGGCAGGTAAATTCTTTAAGTTTGGATAGTCACAATAGAAATCGTATATTTACTTTATGAAAATAGTTTATGCATTACTGTTGAGCCTACTCGCCCAAGTTATCTCATTTATTCAGTTACAAGGGCAAATGGCATGGAAATTCCCTAAGGAAAATCCATATATTATGATGTTGCTTGGATTACCAATCTCATTGATATTCATTAAAACGACTAAAATATTCAATGAAGCGTTTGATGCTAATTGGCCTGGTAGATTAATAGGCTTTGGGATCGGAGTAATTGTATTTACCGTTATGAGTTGGTTTATATTTAAAGAGCATCCAACTCCTAAAACATTAACGTGTTTAGGGTTAGCATTTACTATTGTTGTATTACAAATATTTTGGAAATAATATGGAAAAACAATCATTCGTTTCGTTAATTAACAAATACTATTTAGATGGTGTTGGTGAAAAAGTAAGATGGAGTGTTAAAGATAAACAAGCCACTATTAAAACATTCTCTGCTACTAAAGATATGGTAGGGATGGTAACAGGTGAGGTTGAATTACCCGATAGTGAATTTGTGATATTTGATACTAGTAAATTTTTAAAGCTAGTGGGCATTTGCAACCAATTCCTTACTACGGATATACAATTTCAAAACAACATCGCCACTAAAATATTAGTAGCCGATAATGAATATAACCTTGAGTATGCGCTTGCTAATTTGATGCTTGCACCTCAAGTAAACTTTACAGTTGAGGACTTTGAATCGCATTATTCATTTTCAATTGATAATGACTTCATCAACAGATGGATTAAAGCTAAAAAAGCATTAAGTAGTGCTTATTGCTCTATCCAACAAATAGAGGGAGAAACAGGCCCATTGATTGAATTTACCTTAGGTGAATTAGAAGGTCACACTAATAAAATTGTATTTACAGAAACACCCGCATCACATATTCCCGAACAACAACCAACAATGTTGCAATTCAATGCAGATTATTTGAAATCTATATTTGATGCTAACTATGGAACAACAGGAATCATGTTTATCAATAATGAGGGTGCTATGAAGTTGGATTTTGAAAGTGAAGATGGACAAAAAGCCTCTTATGTGATTCTAGCGAAAGTGTAAGCTCGTATATATTTATATTTGAGATACTTGACAGGTCTCATTTATTAAATAACCGCTTACCTTAGGGAAGCACAAACATTAAGAACATGACAATGAAAACAAACTTTGGAGACATCCCTGTCACTTTAGAAGGACAGATGTTTAACACAACAGGAACCTCAACATTTGCTATTGGAGGAACCTCACCACTAACATTCGCTAATAGTGGCATCACATCAACTTGGACATCAGCTCCACCAACTTACAACGATTTCTGGAACTTTAATGAAGAATTTGATTTACTGTGGAAGTCATTCTTTGATAGTAACTCTGGATACAAGCCGATAAAGGAAAAAGTGGCTAGTATTCCGTGTGATATCCAAGAAACTGAGAATGGCTTGCTAATTGAAATTGCGGCAGTTGGGTTGGATAAAGAAGACCTAGACATAATTGTGGATTCAGAAACACTACGTGTTGCTTACCGCAAAACAGAAAAAGAAGAAGAAGATGAGAAAAACGAGTATAGATACTTGTTACGCTCAATTAAAAAAGCAAGCTTCGATATTGGAATTAAAATTTCTAGTAAGTATGACTTACAGAAAATGGAAGCAAAATTAGAAAAAGGATTATTGATTTTAGATGTTCCTTTTGCTAAAGAAAATAAACCTAAAAAAGTTACGATTAAATAGTTTTGAAAACCGAAGACCTGTCAGTATCTTCATTTAACAAGTTATAATATGAAAATAAAAGCGTTACATAATCACGTTGTGATTAAACAAGATGAGAATCAAGAAGAAAGTTATGGCCGCATCGTTGTTGCCGATTTAGGTAAAGAAAAACCACTTCAAGGTACAGTTGTAGAAGTAGGACCTGGTGTTCGTTCTATTACTGGAGAATACTTTATTAAAACTGAAGTAAAGGTGGGTGAAACAGTAGTATTCCCTTCATTTGGAGGTACTAAAATTACTGTTGACGGTGAGGAATATATCATTATGAAGGAGTCAGATTTATTAATTGTACTAGAAAAATAAAACATGAGTAAAATAATCAGTTTCGATCGCGAAGCAAAAGAAAAGCTACAGAAAGGTATAGACAAAGTATACAAGGCAGTAGCAGTTACAATGGGTCCCTTTGGACGTAACGTATTAATTGAAAAAGAATACGGACAGGTAGGATCAACAAAAGACGGTGTTACAGTAGCAAAAACAATTTCATTGGAAGATCCAATCGAAAATATGGCTGCAACTGTAATTAAGCAGGCAGCATCTAAAACAGTTGATGCAGCTGGTGATGGTACTACAACATCAACAGTACTAGCACATTCTATTGCTACAAGAGCATTAGATGCAACGTCTTATGCTTCGACTAATGCCACTCAGATTAAGAAAGGTATTGAAGAAGCAACTAAAAAAGTAGTTGATGCCCTAAAAGAAATATCTAAGGATATTACAGATGAAAACCAAATTAAACAAATTGCTACATTATCAGCAAATGGTGATGAAGAAATTGGTAATATCGTTGCAACAGCAATTGATAAAGTAGGTAGAGATGGAGTTGTAACTGTAGAGAAATCACGTACAGGAGAAACAACACTAGAAGTTGTAGAAGGTTTACAATTTGATCGTGGTTATAAATCACCTTACTTTGTAACTGACAACAATGCAATGCAAGTTACTTTAAATGATCCATATATTTTAGTTTATGATAAACGTATTAGTGCAGTTAAGGATTTACTTCCACTACTTGAACGTGTTTCTACTGAGAACAAATCTTTACTTATTATAGCAGAAGATATTGACGGTGAAGCACTAGCAACATTAGTAATGAACAAAGCACGTGGTGTATTGCAAGTTGCTGCTGTTAAGGCTCCTGAATTTGGTGATCGTAGAACAGCAATGTTAGAAGATATTGCTACACTAACTGGTGGTGAAGTAATCAGTAACGATAAAGGTATGACATTAGCTAAACTTGACATTAATTGGTTAGGTAAGGCTAGAGTAGTCACTATCAGTAAAGATACAACAACCATTGTTGATGGTAAAGGCGACGCTGATAAAATTGAAGCTCGTATCTTGAGTGTTAAAGCACAAATGGATTCTCCAAATACATCACCTTACGAAATTGAAAAATTACAAGAGCGTTTAGGTAAAATGGTTGGAGGTGTAGCTATTATCAATGTAGGTGGTGCTAACGAAATTGAAATGGAAGAAAAGAAGGATCGTATTGATGATGCTTTACAAGCAACTAAAGCCGCTCTTGAAGAAGGTATTCTACCAGGTGCTGGTATTGCTTTACTACAAGCAAGAAGAGTAATTGCAGATGATATTTTAGGTGATAGTGATAAAGCAAAAGGTGCTAGTATCATTTTCCAAGCATGTTCATCACCATTCAAACAAATTTTAAAGAATGCTGGTGAAGACGCTACTGAGTGGTGGATGAAACTAAGCAATACATCAAATATGGTACCAAACATAAGCAACGGAACAATAACAGATGCTTATTCATCAGGTATCATCGATCCAACTAAAGTAGTAAGATCAGCGTTGCAAAACGCAGCTGCAGCAGCTATTACATTGCTGATGACTGAATGTGTTATCCATGAAAAGCCTGAAGAAAAAAAGGACAATGACATGGGTGGTATGGCAGGATTCGGAATGTAACGTTACCCTATGAGAAAATTATATTTGGATGATATCCGCATCCCACAAACAGAGGGATGGGATATCGTTCGCAATTACGATGAATTTGTGTTTTGGATTAAGCTAAACGGTGTACCTGATGAAGTATCATTTGACCACGATTTGGCAGAAATAGATTATAATCCATCAACAGGTGCTCAGAAGTTTAAATACTATGAGAAAACAGGATATGATGCTGCTAAATGGCTAGGGCAACACTGTATTGAGAAAAATATCCCATTTCCAAAATGGAATGTACACTCTGCAAATCCAGTTGGTAAGGCAAATATAGAAGCGTATATTCAAAATGTTATTAAACATCAAAATCAGTTATGAAACAACATTCACTTTGGATTGAGAAATACAGATCAGAAAATTTAGAACAATACATAGGCAACGATGCGGTTAAAGCCCGCATCGCTGACTGTATTGCTTCAAACGATATACCCCATTTCATCTTTGCTGGCACTGCAGGCACAGGTAAAACCACACTCGCGAAACTAATAGTAAAGAACATCCAATGTGACTATCTTTATATTAATGCCAGTGATGAAAATGGGATTGATGTTATTAGAGAAAAAGTAAAAGGCTTTGCGTCAACAGCATCTTTCCAACCTATTAAGGTGGTAATACTAGATGAAGCTGATTTCTTAACCCAACCAGCTCAGGCTGCGCTTCGTAATCTAATCGAAGAATACTCAGCTTACACTCGTTTTATTCTTACTTGCAATTATCTAGAGCGTTTGATTGAACCACTACAATCACGTTGTGAGGTTCATATGTTAAAACCACCTACGAAAGGTGCTGTTGCAAAGCATATTTGTACTAATATTCTTGATGTTGAAGGTATTACCTATGAAATGTCAGATATTGCTCAAATAGTTAATTTGTTCTACCCTGATGTTCGTTCTATTATTAAAACGCTACAACAAAATTCCAAAGATAATAAACTAACAATTACTACAATTGATGACAATTGGTGTAAACAATTAGTTCAAATATTAAATAAACGCGAGAAAAACGCTTGGTATCAAGTTAGACAATTAGTAGCTGATTCGCAAGTAGATGATTTTCAAACAGCTTATAGATACATGTTTGATAGCCTATCTGAATTTAGCTACGGACATGATGCTGAGCTATCAGTTATATTAGATGATTTCATTTGGCGTGCAGGTGTAGTACCTGACAAAGAAATTAACTTTGCTGCTTGCATCGCTAAAATATTACAAACAAATAAAAAACAAGTATTATAATATGTCACAACAAATGAATTTAAATATTAGTTTAGATAAAACTAAAGAAGTGGTTTGTGAAAAATGTGGTAACAATGTCTTTATTGAAGGTATGCTATTAAGAAAAGCATCTAGATTATTGACAGGCACATCACAAGACGCTTTAATTCCAATCACAGTGTTTGCTTGTAGCAAATGCGGAAACGTGAATGATGAATTTCTACCCTTCCAACTTAAACAACAATCAAGTGAGATTGAAGAGGTAGAAGTAAAAGAAGAAAATGAAGGTAAAATTATAAAATTTTAATTATGTTAATAGCAATAGCAATACTCGTAATAGCAATAACTAGTGCATTTACTGCTTATTACAGTTCCAAGAAAATGGATCAACTACAAGCTCAAATTGATAGTTTAAGTAGTGAACTACAAAATATGAATTCATGGGCTAAAAAATTCTCTAATGATAGTAAACATATAACAGAAAATTTAGATAAACAGATTAAGTCTCAATACAGCCATTTTACAAGCCGTATTGATAAGACTAGAAACGATGTACTACAAAATACAAGACAATATTAATGCCAAATATATTTGACCATATTAAGAACATCACTACTAATAAGGGACCATATCTAGGTGACGAGGGATGGAACAATTGGATGATCAATCGTTATCTAAGTATGGACCCTGATTACTGTGAGGTAGTCAATATAGTACAGAAGAATACTTGGCAAATGAAGGGAGAGTACCTATACAATCTATATAAGGACCTTATCCCACAGCAATATAAGTTTTTAAAGTATATCAAAGCATCTAAGAAAAATACTTATGATGAAAGCGAAGTAGAAGCAGTAGCTACTTATTTCGAAGTGTCTAAAAAACAGGCTAAAGAATATATTAGCATGTTACCCAAAGATGAATTAAATAATATAACAGCACAGATAAATGGAAAATAATTTAGATTCAGTAGTTACATCTATTATAAATCAATTTGTAGAAAGATCAGCTAAAGGTAAAGCAAAATACGGTGTTGATCTAGATCGTACAGATCTAACATTACTAGAGTGGATTGAACATGCTAAACAAGAGCATATGGATGCAATCCTATACTTAGAAAAAATTAAACAAGAAATTAGTGGCCAAGAAAAAGTTATCTGAGGTTGAATTAAAGATAAAAAACTATCAACCACCAGAGATTAATCATAGTTTCCAGCGCAGCGTCTCCTACTCCCAATTCTCAATGTGGAGTTCATGTCCACATAAGTGGTATTTAACTTATGTAGAGAACAAACAACCGTACCAAGCTAGTATTCATACTGTGTTTGGTACGGCGTTTCATGAAACATTACAAGATTATATAACAGTAATGTATAATGAAAGCGGAGCAGCAGCTGATAGAATGGATTTAATCGCTTTATTTCAAGCTAAGTTTGCAGAAGTGTATTCTAAAGAATACAAAGCAGCTGGAGCACACTTCAGTTCACCTCAGGAAATGGGTGAATTTTATGAAGATGCTGTTGCTATATTAGATTGGATTAAGAAAAATAGAAATAGAATATTCACTATACGTAAAATGAAGTTACTTGGAATAGAGTTACCATTATTGCTAAAAGTACAGAATAATTTATTCTACAAAGCATTCATTGATTTTGCTCTATATGATGAAGATTTAAAGAAAATTTACATATATGACATCAAAACATCTACCAGAGGATGGAACGATAATGACAAAAAAGATGATGCTAAAATCTCTCAAGTATTGCTATACAAGCAGTACTTTGCGCAGCAATTTGATGTGGATGTGGAAGAAATCGAAGTCGAATTCTTTATCGTCAAGCGCAAAATCTGGGAACAATCAGAATACCCTATCCCAAGAGTACAATCATTCAAACCAGCTAGCGGAAAAAATAAACGCAAGCAAGCAATAGATAACTTTCAATCCTTTATCAACGACTGTTTTGATAATGTTGGTAAACCACAAATAAAGTCGTATATTAAAAATGTAGGTGAAAAATCATGTAAGTGGTGTCCCTACAACGATAAACCAGAACTTTGCGATAAAGCTACAGTTTCTTAAAGATTTATATATTTATATCCGAATATATAAAATTTAAAAACTATGGCAGAAAAAATGCAATTAACAAGTGTAAAGGTGCCTGAATCGTTATTTGAAGAATTCAAAATCGCCTGTGTTAAATACAAGTTCAGTATTCAAAAATTAACTGAGCGTTCAATGTATCTATACTTAACTGATGAAGAGTTCCGTAAAACGGTGCACAACCAATTAAATACACAACTAAAGAAAGAAGATTAATTTGTTATGAAAGAAGGTTATATCCCACAATCAGACAGAAAGAAAATATTACTACTTTGCGATGACATCAGAATGACGAGTGGTATCTCTACAATGGCAAGAGAAATTGTAGTAGGTACTGCTCATCATTTTAATTGGGTAAACTTAGGTGGAGCTATCACCCACCCAGAAGAAGGTAAAAAATTAGATATTTGTGCTAGTACTAATGAATATGCTGAAATAGAAGATTCTAGTGTATTCATCTATCCAGTTAAAGGATATGGTACTATCGAATTTCTAAGACAAATCATTCAGTTAGAAAAACCAGACGCATTGATGATCTTTACAGATCCTAGATATTGGATTTGGTTATTCCAACATGAACAAGAGATTAGAAAACATTTACCTATTATTTATTTGAATATCTGGGACGATTTGCCTTACCCAATGTATAATAAACCGTATTACGAATCATGTGATGCTTTATTTGCAATTAGTAAACAAACAGAAAACATTAATAGAGTAGTATTAGGTGATGTTGCTGAGGAAAAAATTATTAAATATGTTCCTCATGGTATAAATGAAAAATTATTCTTCCCTATTACTGAAGATAAACCTGAGTATTTAGCTTTACAAGAGTTTAAAAAACAATTATTCGGTGATAAAGAATATGATTTTACTCTCCTATACAATGCTAGAAACATTAGACGTAAATCTACTCCTGATTTGATGTTAGCTTGGAAGATATTTAGAGATAGTCTACCAAAAGAAAAAGCAGACAAATGTGCTTTAATAATGCATACTCAACTTAAAGATGAGCATGGTACTGATTTAGCAGCTGTTAAAGATATGATATTTGGAAGTGAAGGAGGTAATGTAATCTTCTCACAACACAAACACCCAGCTCAGATAATGAATTTACTCTACAATGCTACAGATGCAACAGCATTGATTAGTAGTAATGAAGGATGGGGATTATCATTGACTGAAGCAATAATGTGTGGTAAACCAATCATCGCTACTGTAACAGGAGGAATGCAAGATCAAATGCGTTTTGAAGATGAAAACCACGAATGGATTAAATTCACTGAAGAATTCGGATCAAATCATAGAGGCAAATATAAAGATCATGGTAGTTGGGCTTTCCCAGTATTCCCAGCTACACTATCACTTGTAGGGTCAATACCAACTCCTTACATTTACGATGACAGAGCATCTGCTGATGATATAGCTAAACAAATAGCAAATGTTTATAAGTATAAAACAGAACGTCCTGATTTGTACAAAATGATCTGTGAACATGCTTATGAATGGGTTACATCAGATGAATCAATGATGTCAGCTAGATGGATGTCTAAAAATATTATTGATGGTATTGAGGAAACATTTGAAAAATGGCAACCTAGATACGCATATGAATTAATTCCTATTGAAACACCAAAACAACCTAAACATTATAATCCTTATTTAATAGCAAAATAGTTATGAAACCAGTTATAGCAGTTAGTTGCCCTGTAGACACATTCAGCGGTTATGGAGCAAGATCAAGAGACATAGTTAAAGCTCTTATCAATTCAGGTAAATACGAAGTAAAGATATTATCACAAAGATGGGGTGGTACTCCATTTGGGTTCTTACAAGTAGGTAATCCTGAACATAAGAAAATTATTGATTGTATTTTACCAAAGAATAATCAATTAGAATTTACTCCTGATATTTGGATCCAAATCACCGTACCTAATGAATTTCAAAAGGTAGGTAAATTTAATATTGGTATAACAGCAGGTATCGAAACTGATTTATGTTCTACTACTTGGATTGAAGGATGTAATAAAATGGATTTAGTGTTGACTTCATGTAATCATGCTAAAAACGTATTCTTAAATTCAAAATACGAACAACGTAAGAAAGATAATCCTGAAGAAGTAGTTGGTATTATCCAAACTACTGTTCCGATGGAAGTGCTATTTGAAGGTGTTGATACCAATATCTACAAGAAAGTAACAGATACAGACGAAAGTTTAGATTACGTATTACAAGGCATTCCAGAAGATTTTAACTTCTTAGTTGTAGGTCACTGGTTACAAGGTGATTTAGGTGAAGATAGAAAGAATATGGGAATGACTATTAAAACGTTCCTTGAAACATTCAAAAATAGAAAAGTAAAACCAGGCCTTATTTTAAAGGTAAATGGTGGTACTTATTCTACTATGGATAGAAACAACATGATTGATAAAATTGAAGATATTAAATCACAAGTTGAAGGTGAATTACCAAACATTTATTTACTTCATGGTGAATTAACTGATGAAGAAATGAATTACCTATATAACCATCCTAAAGTTAAGGCAATGTTAAGCCTTACTAAAGGTGAAGGTTATGGTCGTCCGTTAATCGAATTTACTCAATCACAAAAACCAATTATCGTTAGTGGATGGAGTGGACATACTGATTTCTTAAATAAGGAATTTAGTGTATTCGTAGGTGGAGAATTAAAACCAATTCATCAAAGTGCAGTTATGGAAAACATGTTAATAGCTGAATCTAAATGGTTTACTCCTAATTATGGTGAAGCGTCTTTAGCATTGAAAACAGTTTACACTGACTACGATGAATACTTAGAAAAAGCAAAAAGACAATCTTACACTTGTCGTACTAATTTTAGTTTAGATAAAATGGAAGAAAAATTAGTTGAATTACTAGAAGCTAATTATACTAAAGAAATTCCGTTACCTAAATTAAGTAAAACATCATTACCAACTTTAAATAAAATTTAAATAATGGATAAACTAATTACATGCCCAACATGCGGCTCAGATTTCTGTTATGAATTAAATGTAGAAACAAAAACATTATGGCACTGCTTTGGATGCGGATTTGCATCTAACTCAGATCAACATATCGAAACTATTGATTTAGAAAAAGTTGAAGCTGTAATACCTGAATTATATAGAGCAATTAAGAAATTAGATCCAAACGGATACTACTGGTATCCTTCAACTATCAACCATCCAACTAAAGGAATGGTATTCGTTGATTTAGTTGATAATGTTTGGCAGTGGGCTGGAGCTAAAGCAGTTCCTATTATTGAAGAAGAAAAATCTAAGTTTCCTGAAGGTGCTACTCATAGAGTTGATCTAAAAACAATCCAGCATTTCGGAAGCACATATATGGAAGCTTTGAATTATATTGAATACTTTAAACAAGACTAATGCACGCTACTGCCGAAGCTAACGCTAGAAGATTCTTTGAAACATATGTTAATAAAGTTTCAAATCCTACTATAGCTGAAATAGGTTCTCAAATAGGGGGAAATGGAGCTGAATTTAATATTCGCTCATTAGCTCCATCTGGTTCAAAATATATAGGAATAGATTTAGAAAAAATGCCTGGGGTAGATGTTGTATTAACAGATCCTTATAAATTTCCTATTGAAGACAATTCTGTAGATTTTATTGTAAGTTCATCATGTTTTGAACATATTGAATTTTTCTGGTTAACATTTTTAGAGGCAATAAGAATACTAAAACCATCAGGAGTATTCTATATTAATGCCCCTTCTATAGGAGCATTTCATAGATATCCTATGGATTACTGGAGATTCTTTCCAGATAGTGCACACTCATTATCTAATTGGGGAATAAGAAATGGATATAATTGTGCTGTTTTAGAACAATATACTAGTGATAAAGAAAATGATATCTGGAGTGATTATATATCAATTTATGTTAAAGATAAAAATTGCATGTATGGTTATCCTGATAGAATAATTAATACTTTTAGAAACTATACTAATGGTTCTATACACCCCCATAATACAATATTAAATGAATTAAAATGGAGATAAAGAAAAAACAACCTAACTTCAGATACATGAGAACAGAATCCATTATGATACAAGGATTATACGATCTCATTGAATATATAAATGAAATAACTCCAACCAAAAAAATGAAAATGGTTGAAATAGGATCTTATTTAGGTGAATCTACTCTAGTATTTGCGGATCATTTTAAAGAAGTTATCACAATAGATCCTTTTTTAGACAATTATGATCCTAATGATGAGACTTGCAAACATGTTTCTTTATCAGTAGTTCATGAACAATTCTTATTAAATATAGAAGACAAAAATAATATTAAACATATTCAGAAATTATCAGATGATGCTATTATTGAATTAAAGGATCAATCGTTTGATTTTATCTATATTGATGGTCTTCATACTTACGATCAGATAAAAAAAGATATTAAAAATTATCTTCCTCAAGTTAAAAAAGGAGGATTTATAGCAGGGCACGATTATCATCCAAATCACCAAGGTGTAGTTGATGGGGTAAATGAAATGCTAGAGATAGATCGAACATTTTCTGATACTAGTTGGATTAAAAGAGTATAATTATGTTTTTAAATATTATAACACCATGTTCTAGGCCTCAAAACCTAATGACAATTAGTAAAAGTATTAATATTCCTAAAGAGAATTATAGATGGATAGTTGTATTAGATGCTCCTGATTTATCTACATTAAGTGAATATATTTTACCTGAAAATTGTGAGTTTCATAATTATCAAGAAGAAGGAAGTATAGCAGGTCATGCTCAAAGAAATTATGCTATTTCTCTTATTAAAGAGGGATATGTTTATTCAAATGATGATGATACTGTTATTCACCATGATTTGTGGGATAATATTAAAGATTTAAATGAAGATTTTATTTCATTTGATCAGGAAAATCAAAATGGAACTTTTAGATTAAAGGGAGATAATATTGCCCTTCATAGAGTAGATAGTCATAATTTTATAGTTGATAGAGATACTATAGGTGATACAAGATTTCAAATTGAAAAGTATGATGCTGATGGGTATTTTGCTATTGAATGTTTTGATAAAGCAAAAACAAAGTCGTATATTCCTAAAATATTATCCACATATAACTCATTAAGATGGTATCTGTAATAATCCCAACATATAAAGAACCTCATGCTTTAGACGTATGTTTAAAATCAGCAATTGAGGGACAAACAAATAAAAACCAAATTATAGTTGTTGTAGATGGTTTTTATGATATTAATAAAGAAGTATTAGACAAATATTCTAAACACATTGATGTACTTAGTCTTCCTGAAAATAGAGGATTAAATACAGCTACTAATTTTGGAGTATATAATGCATCATCAGATAAAATACTAATTGTAAATGATGATAATGTATTTGATAAGGGGTGGGATGTTAAATTAGAGGAAATGTACGACCCAAATATAGTTTGGGCTCCAAACCAAATAGAACCTAACCCAGGGATATTCAAACAATTCGTAGTTCATCCTTTAGGAACAGTAGCTGAATTCGATATTAATAAGTTTTGGGAATATACTGAAACCATTAATAGAAAAGAATCTGATGCTTGTGGTTCAACTCTACCAATATTCATGAATAAAACCAAATACCTACAAGTAGGTGGGTGGGATGAAACATACCCAGGACCATGGGTAGTAGATTGGGAGTTCTTCATGAAATGTGAAATGATGGGAATGAAAATGTTCAGAACATACTGGTTACATTTCTACCATTTCGTTTCAGTAGGTACTAGAAAAGTAGAACCAGAAGTAACATATCAGAAAGGATTGATCGAAAGAGAGTGCCACGAGTATTTTAAATACAAGTGGGGATTCTACGGGTATAGAAACGGCGAAACAAATTCTAATTGTCCTCCTTTGTTAAAGCCATAAATTTATCTTATATTTATAGAAAATCAGTTTATGGCAAAAGCGCTTCGTACTCCTCAACGTAAACAAGAATATTTAAGCCGAGTAATAACACTTGGTGAAATCGATAATGAAGTGGCGTGTGAAGTGATTGGATTGATTCATGAAATTAATAATGAAGATAGAAATAAAGCGGAAGAAAACCGTGAACCAATAAAATTAATTCTAAATTCACCAGGAGGGAATGTATATGATGGGATGGGTATAGTTGATGCAATCGAAAATTCAACCACACCAATACACATGCATATACACGGCCATGCAATGTCAATGGGATTCGCTATTGCTACCTGTGGTGATTATCGTTACGCTACTAAACGCACTACGTTTATGTATCATGAAATGAGCTGGAATACAGGTCAAGAGAAAATGAAATATCACGAACAAGAATTAAAAGAAGGTAAACGCTTATGGAAAGTATATGATGATATAGTAGTTAAAAATACTGAAATATCATTAAGAACTTTGCAGAGCATACGTAAAGAACAAAAAGAATGGTACATAAATGCCGAACAAGCATTAGCTCTTGGCATTATTGATGAAATTCTTTAATATTTATACATAAACGCATATAATGGCAGATATTAAACCAAAACTTAAAGTAGACGTAAATCATAACCCAACTAAAAAGGGTATCAAGGTACAATTTGCATTGCCTCAAGTATTAGTAGGTGATGAGAAAGCAGCTATGACTCAAAAGTTACAATCTAAATTAAACCAAGGATTGCAACAATTTAACTTAACTGCTAATATGGATACAGACGTTCCTTTTGAGAATGTCATTGGTTTTCTTATCCCAATCCAGGATGTTAGATTGATGATTAAAAACGCAATCATGCCTGCAGAAGCGGCTGCTGAAGAACCAGCGGCACCTCCAGCTGAAGAGGAAGTTACAGCTGAATAAAACATATAAAAAAGGAATTATGAAGAGAAGAAAAATTCCTGTATTTAAATTAACAATGGGAAATGGAGCCACTTACGAACAAATAAGTGAACATCCCGTTATCAGAAAAGTGGTTATAGAGGAAACAATATTTGCTATTAGAGAAGGAATTAAAAAGAAAAAAGACACTATACCTCTATTTCAAATATCTGGTACTAATGCCTATGTTGAATTAGAAAAGGAAAAGTGGCAGCCAATACTTGAAAAGATATTGGATAAATACATTGAAGATGAAGATTATACTAAATGTATTGAAATAAGAGATTTAATAAAACAAATTTAGTTATGGATGAAAACATTGATGGTGTTAAAAAATCAATTGATTTAATTTTAGGTTCTGATACTACACTTACTAGAAGAAAGAAAACACAAGAAGATCATTCTAGAGAAATTTTTACTTCTGCTATTATAGCTTTAGAACAAGCCAATGCTCGTTCAATAATTTTAGAAGCAGATTTTGGATTTAATTTTGCTAAGTATGATGATGTATTCTATGAAGCAATAGATAATCTTATTGTACTTTACTTTGGGAAGGAAGTATCTGAATTGGTATTCTTCTATTTGTATGAAAGAATGAATCCTGATGGTAGTATAAACGCTTTAGTTGATCCAACTGGACAAGAAATAATACTCCAAAACCCAGATGATCTATGGGCTTTAATAAAGGTTATTCAAGAGAAGTCTAAAAAGAAAAAATAATGAAACCAAAACCGCTATCTAAAGATGATATCTTAAGGGCTATGAGACATACTCGTAGTAATAGGGCGGCTGCTCGTTATTTAGATTGCTCCTATATTCACTACAAAGCGTATGCTAAGCTTTATAAGGATGAGGAGACAGGAAAGACATTGTTTGAAATTCATTTAAACCAAGCTGGTAAAGGTATTCCTAAACACTTAGTTGGATTAAAAAAGGAACCTGCACTAGACCTAATATTAAGTGGGCAAATGGATCCTTCACATTTCAGTCCAGAAAAAATCAAGGTTAGACTATTGCTAGAAGGTAAATTGGCTGAGGAATGTAATAATTGTCAGTTCTGTGAACGCAGAGTGACGGATTATAAAGTTCCGTTATTACTAAACTTTAAAGACAACAATAAACGCAATTATCGTTTAGAGAATTTAGAATTGTTATGTTATAATTGTTATTTCCTACTTATAGGCGATGTGTTTACCCCCGAACAGGTAGATAAGATCGAAAGCTTCACTACCCATAAATTCAAGGTAGAAACACCAGACTTCCAACTTTCAGAAGATCAAATAGAGAATATGAAAGCACTTGGAATCCTATAATGCCCGTCGTATATTTAACGTAAATAAGTTATAAAAATGGAAGGATTACATAATCAGTATGCTGGTTTTGAATTACCAGAAGAAGTAAAAATGATGTATAAGCAAGGCTATCAGCCATTTGGTCCTAAAAATAGAGCCAAGATGATGTTCTTTGCTAATGAAGTAAAGTTAAATAACGATGTTATTGACTACTACACAGGTATCAAACCTCAACGTAGAGAGGGAGAGGTGTATGAAGATTATAAAAACCGTCAGAAATTCCAAAAGGCACTAAACAAATATAGACCTTATATTTACGATTATTCAGTATACGAAAAATAAAAACTATGGCACAATTTTTTAATGTAAAAGTACAATTCACAGTAGAAGTGAATGGTAAACTAAAGAAACAAAATGTAAATTATCTAGTAGACGCTATGTCAGTGACTGAAGCTGAAGCTAGAACAGTAGAATACCTTACAGAACAAGGTGAAAACGAATTTGAAGTAAAAGCAGCTTCTGAAGCTAAAATAGCAGAAGTAATACTTCAAGAAGAAAATGTGGAAGTGGCAAAATAAGTTATTATATTTACAGGGAATTGATATTTGTATATATTTATAAATGCAAACAATGAAAACAAACATATTACATATGACCAACTGGCAAAACGAACGTAGAAATACGTTGGCGCTAGGGTATTGCTTTAGTTCGATTAATGCGGACGTGCAAGGCAAACCTAGTACCCCAGGGCGATGTAATGTGATTGTATAAGTATAAAAATACAAATCAACATAAAACAAAGCCCTGGATTCAAAACCCAGGGCTTCTTTTATTCTGGTGATCAAGCTAACTTGGTAGAAGCGCGAGACTGAAAATCTCGAGGACTCAGCTCGGAACTGAGGTTCACCACACAAACTATAAAAAATGAAACGAAAGATAACTAAACGAAAACGATAGTCTCCCTCTAGTAGAAGAGGGAATGAATATACCCTCTTAACTCAGATGGATAGAGTACTAAACTTTTAATTTAGGAGTCACAAGTTCGAATCTTGTAGGGGGTACAAATGATCTTTGACATATTGGTATTAAACATCCGCTTGGTGTAATGGTAACATGCCGGTCTCCAAAACCGTTGATTGCAGTTCGAGTCTGTAAGTGGGTGCTAACGGGGAAGAAATTCAAAACACTCTGTCGAATTTCTTCAGCAATGATAGTAATGATAAGAGTTACTTCGGTTAAAAATTACTCTGCAACAGTAAAATAGTTGGTTCGAATCCAACCTTCCCCGCAATTGCTCTTGTCGTTCAATGGATTAGGACTCTAGACTACGGATCTAGGAATAAGCGTTCGAATCGCTTCGAGAGTACAAAATGGTTCTTTGGCCGAGTGGTTAGGCTCAGCTCTGCAAAAGCTGCTACACCTGTTCGATCCAGGTAGGAACCTCAAATAACGAGATGTAGCGTAATCAGGTTATCGCGCTTGGTTTGGGACCAAGAGGCTGGAGGTTCGAATCCTCTCATCTCGACAACATGGGGTAGAAGCTCTAGTGGATGAGCACAAGATTTGCATTCTTGAGGTTGTGGATTCGAGTTCCACCTACTCCACCAATGGAAGATTAGCTCAGCTGGAAGAGCACTTGTTTTACATACAAGGGGTCACAAGTTCGATTCTTGTATCTTCTACAACAAGCAGATATAGCACAACGGTTAGTGCTCGGCCTTGCCAAGGCTGAGATGCCAGTTCGAGTCTGGCTATCTGCTCATATTGCCGTATTGTGTAATGGTTAGCACAATAGTTTTTGGAGCTATTTGTCTTGGTTCGAGTCCAGGTGCGGCAACAATTGGAGGTGTCATCCGAAATTGGTATCGGTCCGGTCTTGAAAACCGGTTAGCGTGCTGAGCGCTATGTAGGTTCGATCCCTATCACCTCCGCTGTGACTATGGTGTTAATGGTTAGCACAACAGATTGTGGTTCTGTTGGTACGGATTCGAGTTCCGTTAGTCACCCATTTGGAGAGTAAGCAGGAGGTCCTGTAGACAGTTTGCTAAACTGTTGGCTGTAAAAGGTCGAGTTTCGATTACTCTGCTCTCCGCACTATGCTTATGTAGTTCAATGGTCAGAGCACACGCCTGATACGCGTGAAGTTGGAAGTTCGAGTCTTCCCATAAGCACAATACGCTGATGTAGCTCAGGGGCAGAGCAGGAACCTGTTAAGTTCAAGGTCGAGATATCGTAATTCTCCATCAGCGCAATAAGCCGACGTCGCATAGTGGCAATTGCTGGGGACTGTAAATCCCCTCTCTTCGGAGTTCAGAGGTTCGAGTCCTCTCGGCGGCACAAATGAATGGCAAAATAAAAATTGTACATTCAATATAATTGATGAATAGTAAGGATCAGCGTTACTTCGTGAGCATGATGCTCGTCAAAAATTAGGACTTTGAAAATGCGGTTTGATTCCGCCTGAAACGCTCCCAATGTTCTTTCATCAGTATGCTCTGTTCGACTAAGGGCTAGGTCACTTCCCTTTCACGGAAGTAATACGGGTTCGAATCCCGTACAGAGTACAAAGTGAGAAGCAGACGAAAGTGATTCTACGGTCAGTGTACATATTCCGTAGATAGCTAGTAGAAACATTGATTTGTTAGACGTAATAAATCTTCTCACCTATTTGGTCTATTAGTGTAATGGTTAACACGCTGCACTGTCTATGCGGTAGTCTCGGTTCGAACCCGTGATAGACCGCCAATAAAACTACCTGCTGGTACAACCAGCGCATGACGTGGATGGTGACTAAGTGGAGAGTGGGTAGTATATTGACCTTTAGCTCATCAGGTTAGAGCAACGCTCTCATAAAGCGTGGGTGTCCAGTTCGAGTCTGGGAAGGTCAACAAAACCATAGTAATAGAAGTCTTACTTCGCTAAGCAAAAGCAACAGACTTGTAAACTGAAACACAGACTTCTAGGTTTTCTTGGTTTAATTTATATTGTGGGGTAGAGCAGAGGTAGCTCGGAAGGCTCATAACCTTTAGGTCGCCAGTTCGATCCTGGCCCCCGCAACATAAGCTTGGTTAGTTCAATCGGTAGAACGCTAGATTTGTAATCTTGAAACGACAGTTCGACTCTGTCACTGAGCTCATAAGCGAGTATAGTATAACGGCTATTATGCCTTCCTTCCAAGTAGGATATGTCAGTTCGATTCTGACTACTCGCTCACTTGGTCCTATAGTTAAACGGATATAACGTCCGCCTTCTAAGCAGATGTTCCAAGTTCGATTCTTGGTGGGACTACACTTGCCTCCTTGGTGGAATTGGCAGACACGGTAGACTTAGGATCTACTGCCGCAAGGTTTGAGAGTTCGAGTCTCTCAGGAGGTACTTAAAAATATTTGGTTGGCTTAAATGCCCGTCGTATATTTATGATATAAAATTTGAAAGCAATTAATATTCTCTAATTTAAATTAGTAGTAAAATGGCACGTTACAATGTAAAAGCAAAACCAACTGTACAAACAGTTGTAAACCACCAAGGTGGTTCTGGGTATCAATATGACCCAAAAGTAGAATTAGTATCAATCTTAGCTACAGGCTTAGATAACAAATACTATGAGAAATTAGGTGAGCGCGAACAACGCTTTGCTAATGTTATAGCTGATGTAGCTAAAACAGATAAAACATTCGCTGCTAAAGCAATGGTTTATGCTCGTAGTGTTATGGGTCAAAGAACTGTTACACACTTCGGTGCTGTAGAATTAGCTAAAGTATTAGCTGGTGATAGCTTAGGTTCTAGATTCTTCTCTAAAAGAGCAAGAAAAGCAAATGCTGGTGGTATTATCTATCGTTTAGACGATATGTTAGAAATCGCAGCATGCTACCAAGCAAGAAACCCAGGTAAACAATTGTCAAACGCAATTAAAAAAGGTTTCAAAGCAGCTTTAGAAGCAGCTGATGAATACGAATTAGCAAAATACCAAGCTAAAAATCGTGATTTGTCTTTAGTTGATATTGTTAACTTAGTACACCCAAAACCATCTGAAAAAATGGTTCCTGTATTTGCTAAGTTGATGAAAGGTGAGTTAAAGCAATTTAACACTGTAGAAGATAAAAACACTAAAGCAGGTCAAGAAGTAGCAGCTAAAGTAAAAGCAGGTGAAATTACTGCTGATGAAGCTAAAACAGTATTAAGCGAAGCTAAAGAAGACAACTTTGCTGAATTGATTGAAACTCGTAAGATTGGATACTTAGCGTTACTACGTAACTTAAGAAACATCTTAAAAGTAGCTGGCAAACCAGGCTTAGTAAGCGGTGCTTGTGAATTGTTAGTTGATCCAAAATTGATTAAACAATCATTAGTATTCCCACACCAAATCGATTTAGCATTAGAAATATTGTTAGATGAATTTGGAAGCAAAGCACATGCGTTTGTTAAAGCATTAAATACAGCTTACGAAATATCAATTCCAAACTTAACTGAATTGTTTAAGACAGGAAAAACAGCAGTTGTATTTGATAGCTCTGGATCAATGAGCTCAGCAATTAAATTAGCTAATAAGAGCCAAGGTTCTGAAGCAGCTATTGCTAAAGCAGCATTAATTGCAGCTACATTAGCTAAGGGTATTGGAGCTGACGTTTACCACTTCGCTGATAGCTGTGCTCAAATCAAGTTTAACCCACTTGATACAGTAAACACACTTAAGAGCCAATTCTTAAGCAAGCAAGGATCAGTAGGATATGGTACAGCATTCCAAAGCATTATGAGAACCTTAGATGGTAAATACGATAGAGTATTTGTAATCTCAGATATGCAAGGTGCTGATATGGTGGATTCAAAAGCATATGCTAATACTCATATCTATTCAGTTGATATTTGCGGGTACGGAACTACAATGTTCAAACCAGGTAGCAAAGTATACAAAATATTTGGTTACTCAAGCGATATCTATGAATTGATTAAGAAAGTGGAAATTGATCCACAAGCATTGATTAAGGAAATCGAGAAGATAGAGATTTAATATAAGGGCGGTTTACCGCCGCCCCTATATATTTATATACACAAATAGATCTTTGATAAAAATATTACCGTAGTAAGGGAGTGAGGTACTTCGCAATTAAATTTTGCGGCTTCAAGCCGCTCATTAATTATGATTCAATAATCAACCCCCCTCTGGTTACTAGGATAGAGGACGTATACTGGTGTGTAAAAAGCACTTGACAACGAGCATAAACGTCCTAGTGCTGTTCGGAGCTTCCGAACGACTCACCCCAATTAACTCGGTTACCTTATTTAATGCTGTAGTTATAATTGAGTTACTTCGCTTATACATGAAAAACACTCAGTTAGTTATTCTCAGTTATTAATTTTTAAAAAAATCGGTGATGAACAGAACATTTAAAACTTTATCTCAACATCAAAAGGTTGATTTAATACCATATATCAAAGAATATGTTTCACAACATCCAAATATTGAAATATTAGTTGGTTGTGATTCACAAAATAGAAAAAGAGAAACAATATACGCTATCGTAATTGGTCTCTATACTCCAGGAAAAGGCGCTCACGTGCTATATTCAAAATTTGCTTCGCAACGCGAAAGAGAAAATACCGTTCGTTTATTAAACGAAGTATGGTTTTCTGTTGAAGTAGCTGAAGCGATTAAGAATGAAACTGGTATAATAGCAACCTGGATTGATATCGATCTAAATCCAGATCCAAAATATCGTTCTAACCAAGCATTATCAAGTGCTGTAGGTATAGTAACTGGTATGGGTTATAAAGTAAGACATAAGGGTTTATCACCTGTAATGACTTACGCAGCTGACCATCTTGTAAAATAAATTTGGAGAAGTCAAAATAAGATTGTAAATTGACATTATATGAAAAAAGAATTATACGATATGCTTATGACATCAGCAATGGCTGAAAAATCAAAAGCATTACTAACTTTAGATTTGTTGTCGAACCACCCATCAGGGATAGGTGATCATTCAACAAAAGACTTCTACAACAATGCTGAAGAAGCATTACAAATGTTAGTTGATGCTGAAGATAAGATCGAAGCACTTGAAAAACACTTTAAACAATAATTTATGTTCTGGACTTATTATGTTGCTTGTTTTATTTACTGTATTATAATGTCTATTAAAAAATGGAATAGGGACGTTATGGCAGGTGGATTAGGCATATCACCAGGACTTGAAAGTATAGGTTTAATTGTTATGTGCTGGATATTAGCTCCGGTAGATATTACTCTAACCTGGATTCGTATTTATAAAGAAGCTGAGGAAGCAAGAAGACGTGGTAGTAAGAGAAAATTGTAAGGTGGTGAAATAGCCTAGGCTATGGCAGACACGCCCACTCGTCTCGTGGGTGCGGAGCTCGAGATAGATAAACGATAAGGGTTGACCACAAGCTGCAGCACAAATGTCGTTTATTGAATCGCCGCGTGTTGGTTCGATTCCAACCCTTACAGCAAATTACTGTTCTTTGACATATAAGGAGAAACAAATTATGGAAATACTATCATTCGTTTTAGGGATAGCGTCTGTGGTGGTTATTGCTACGGCAATAGTTGCTGTTTACGCATTCGTTAAGGTAAATAAAGTAAAAAAACAAATTGAGCATAATGAAATATCGTTATCTCGTGAAATCGAAAATGTTTATAAAACAATAAACGAAGAAACACAAAATATCTATCGTCAAATGGATTCACGTCTTGATAGATTAGAATCTAAATTAACTAATAAAAAATAAAAAATAAGTTAAAGAACAGTAATTTATGCCCTTGTGGTGGAATAGGTAGACACGCAGGACTTAAAATCCTGTGGACCGAAAAAGTCCGTGCGGGTTCGATTCCCGCTGGGGGCACCAATAATTATAGACATGGCGTGCCATTGTTTAAGTCTTAAAAACGCGCAGGAATTTTACGGGATGTTGAAAGACCGTAATCCTGACTTAATCATGAAAATGGTTAAATGTGTCCTTAGTGCTTACAAACGAGACAAAGATCAAATAGACATATTTGATATTACGTTTAAAAGCATGGATCAACTTACATTCAGTATAGAAAAAGTACAATACAAAGAATTATTAGGCAATTGCATGAACGATTTGATTGCAATGGAAGAATATGAGCTATGTGCTGAGATTAAAAAGATACTGGAAGGTAAGAAACGTGGCCGTAAGCCAAAACTAGAAGTTCTTTAAAATATGGGGATGTTTGGTATTGATTGCTATGCGATTGGTAGTACCACATGCAGACGTTCGGTAGTGTCGTCTTAAAAAGCTACAAACAAATAAATGACGAATTGTCAACTATGACCTTCGACGACCTTATGGCGTTCGTAGGTGCCGATTACGCTTTAGCAGCCTAGTCCGCGTCGGGTGTGAGTAACCTAGGAACAGAAGACCACTGAGTATTCACGATCGACTCATTAAATAAGGACTGTGAATTAGTTTCCTGATGTCATAAATCAGGTGGTGGAAGTCGACCATATCGGTTCGCCCCTACTGATCAGATTTATCAGATCTAAGCATGTGATATGCTGGTATTATGAATACTTAGCAAGACACGGGTTCGACTCCCGTCATCTCCACTTATTGTTCATCTTTTAAGGCAACCAGAAATGGTTGCCTTCTCTGTCATATTTATGTCCGAACCAATTAAAAAATTAAAAGATGAAACAAAGAGCCACATCTCTGGCCATCAGCCTACGTGACAAACTATTCCATTTATTCTTAATAAGTGCCTTATCATTTATAGGCCTTGCTTTTCTATTCCAAGTCTTCATGGTATTCTTGGAATTTAGTGGTAGAAGTGAATATGCAACCCAAATAGCAAATGAAATTACTTGGAGAATGGATGGTACATTCAAAAACCATCCTGGTAATATCTGGTATAACGCAGATGAACATATCTACGTTGAAAAGGTTACTAACAAAGTAGTTGTTGGTAAATTAGCAGGTAACCGCAATTTAGAATTCGGTGTTAAAAACGTACTAGAAGAATACTTACAAGACAAAGGATATAATCTATCTCCAGATGCTGAAAATAAACTACGTGTTGAAATTATCTATTTAGACGTACTAACTACAAAGAAAAGTATTTCAGTATTCCATAAAGGTGAAGATGAAGTAGTTATTCGTTTAAAAGGAATCCTATACAAAGACGGTATAAAAGAAAAGGAAATAATTGTTGAAGAATCTTCATCTGAAATTTCTATGTCTACTTTACTTGTAGATCAAGGTGGAAAATTCAATCAAACATCATTAAGCAATGCTCTAAAGAAAGGTTGTGATAAACTAATCACTAAACTATTCGAAAAATAACTATGAAAAAATTAATAGTAATTATAGGGGTATTATTGATGTCCCTAGCAGCTGACGCACAGTTAGTCGTCAACCAAACAGTAACTCCTTCATCTAATGTTAAAGTAGGTGATACAGTTACTGTGAAATATACTGTAACTAGAGGTACAACAACACCACGTTACTTCTGGTTAAGATATCAATTTAACAACAAGGCACTAACATTAGTACCAAACAGTACTGTATTCTCTCAAGGAACATCAGTACAAACATATTTTACAAACTGGAACAACTACAAATTTACTCCATCTAATACTGCATCAGATACTTCATTATACGCGCAGTATCAGGCCTCACCTTGGTCTTATGCTACCAATGCTGATTGGAATGTAGGTCAATTAACAGTACAAAGAGCCGATGCGTCTATCAATGGCGATATTGCAACTCAAAAATATGTTATTAAAGATTTAGGTGCATATAACGACATTCATAAATTAGACTTAGCACATGCTATCAACGATGCTTCAGTTTATATTTCACCAATCACAAGACCAAACATTAACGCTTCATTAACTAACGTAACCGGTAACACATCTCAATTTAAAGTAAGAGTATTATTCCCTTCAGGATATAATATTACTGATCATAATGTTCAGTTGATGAGATTAAAGAACGATGGAACAGGTGATATTGACTGGTCACAACAACCAATTGCTCAATTACCATTAGATGCTAGTGGTGAAACTACATTTACAACACAAGTAAAAGTAGGTGATAGCTTAGGTGTATTTGTTAGTCCTGCTTCTCAAAAGCAGTGGATGAACAACGTAATTACTGTATCAGATGCTTATAAGGCATTCTTAGGACATTCTCAAACTGATATTAGTGGTAATGCTACTTTCTTCACTCGTCCAGTATTAGAAAAGAAAATAGGCAATGTAACTAAAAACGATATGACGTTTAACGAATCAGACGCTTATTATTCATTTGCCTATGTAATGGGACAAGATGTATCAGCTCAAGCGTTTATTCCAACAGCAACAGCTACATCTTGGAGATGGCATAGTGGGTTATTAAACCAAAGCTGGCTAGATGGTACAACTAAAAATAGAGTATACATTACTAATTCAAATCAAACAGTAGATGCTGTATTTGCTTGGGCTGGTGATTTAGATTGGTCACATTCATCTCATCCAGATACTATTGCTGCAAGAATAGCTGCAGGCATCTATACTAACAAAGCAAATCCAGGAACAGCAGACGTAGCTACAATTAAAACTATGGCAATGACTTCTACTATGAGTAATGCTTATGAAAAGACTGAAGTAGAGAAAGCTAGTTTAAATATTATTTCAACAATTGAGAATGGTAAAGTAGTTTTAGCTTGTGGGTTAACTAAAGAAGGTTTAGCAGGTTTACAAGTAGTAATGAACTACGATTCAACTAAATTAACTTTAGAAAATGTAATATTCAATACTGGCTCTACAATCACTAACTTCTCAACTAAAGATGAAGGTAGATTAACATTTGGATCTATTGATCAGTTAAAGACAGCTAGAATTAAAACAGGCACTCCATATAAATTAATATTCACACCAAAAGTACCAGTAAGTAATACTGCAGGGTTATTCTTCTTCGTATTAGCAGATGCAGTAGATGCGGCTGGTAAGAAAGTAGAACTTGTAGTAGAATAATGAAGAAATTATTAGTTATATTATTTACCTTAATAACAAGCTTTGGGTTTGGACAGTCAGTGACTGCTCCCGAACCCAAATCTTTTATTATTAATACAGCAGCTCAAGATGCTAGTGGATTTTCTTTAAGTGGATTTAATTCAACCGCAACTTTACTTTGTGCTATTGGTTTACCACAAGCACCAGCCGGAACAACATTTAATATAAGTACAACAACGGGTCTTACACCAGCATCTGGATTTAACTTTACGGGTAACAAAACTCGTTTGGCGTTTACAGGCACAATGGCTAATATAAACAATGCATTAGCAACGTTAAAAGTAAACACAAATGCTACCGCAGGTAACATACAAATATCAGTATCGGCAACTGTTAATCCAACTGGGTATTTCTATAATCCATCAAACGGACACTTTTATAGACCAATATCAACCGGTGCAACATATTCAAATGCTAAACTACTTTCATCGCAACAAACTTTCAAAGGACAGCAAGGATACTTGGTAACAATTACTTCATCCGATGAAGATGCTTTTATATTTGCTAATGTTCCACAATCTAGTATTTGGTTTGCACTAACCGATGAAATAGTTGAGGCACAATGGAGAATTGATGCTGGACCTGAAGCGGGAACACTTATTAAAACATCAAACGGACAAACCGCCGGAAACATAGTTGGTCAGTACAACAATTGGGCACCCGGTGAACCAAACAATAGTGGCAATGAAGATTACGCAGTGACTAAATGGGGTGGTGGTTCTCAATGGAACGATTTACCTAATCATTTTAGTTGTGCTTATGTAGTTGAATTTGGAACTTGGACTAACCCCGATGATGCAACATTTACTGAATTTTATTCTAATAGCGTAAACCATTCAAATGGTAATATACTACGAGCTGAATTTAATTTTAATTTTGGAAATAATGTTGATGAAACAATGTTTAAAACTAGAATACTAACATCAAATGATAATACTACATTTTCATCAAATAATCCTTATGTGAATTTGAATGGTATTGGTAGAGTGAACATGACATCACAAATGGATACTACACAGATTAATGGAACCGGATTTAAAGCAAATACAATAGGTGGACAAGTTGAATGGTGCGTAGTATATGATTATGAACCACAAAACCAACGATACCAGATCTTAATTGATAAAAGAGAATTTACAGGTACAGGCGTTTCAGCAAATAGTATTACAAGTTTGAAATTATTTGATTTATGGGATGGACCAGTAACATATCAATGGGATGATGGAACTTGGGCAGCATATTGGATTTATACACCAACTCAATTTAATTTTGCAGGTTCATCGTTTTCATCTAATATAAGACGAGCCAGTTTCTTCTGGGGATTAAGTGCGGAATTTACATTTGTGCAGAATAGAATGAATAAATTTCATAAATTGGAATTTGGAAGTTTGACAGCAACACAAAATACAAATTTATTATCAAGTATTGTTACTGTATCTGATGTGTATTTGGCATTTAGAGAATTTGCAGATAGAGGAATAATGGGAGATGAGAGTAAATATTTTACATCTGGTATTCAATTTGATAATGCCGATATAAATGGTGATAATTTATTTGATGAAAGAGATTGTTATTTGTTATTAACACACTTACAAGGAACAACATCATTGTGGTCAACAACTCCTAGTATAGCAGATGCTATAAAAATTATACCATCCACGAATTTTGATAATATTACAAAACAAAATTGGAATACATTCACATTACCTATTGGAATTGATTATCCATTTACATTTACAAATGGAATATTGAATGCTTATAATTTAGATATAACTTGGAAAGGAGATGTTAATTTATCACATTCATCCCAACCAACAAGTTTTATACCTAATGCAGCAAATATGTCTACATCAGATATAAAATCTATGTCCGCGTTTTCTACAAATTCAGCTGGCACTACTGAAGCTGATATTATGATGGAAAAAGTAGGTGATAGTATTATAGCAACTATAAAATTAATTCCAAATGGCAATGAAATAGGAGCCACTCAATTTATAGTACACTATGACAACTCAGTATTAGATTATTCGAAGGTTGAATTTAGTAATAATCAATCTACTAACTTTGGTAGAAATAACGGTTCATCAGTAGGCGTAGGATCATTAAATACATCTGGTGGTTCAATATCTAATATTGGGTATAAAATAGTATTTAAACCTAAAACAACTATAAATAACGTGTTAGGATTAATATCAATACAGAATGTAGAAACATTAGGAATTAATTTAAATAAACTTAATGTAAAGATTAAATGATGAAAAAGTTATTATTAATATCATTATTGTTAATTGGATGTAGAAAATTAGACGTCCCTGCACCACCCCAGATAGTAGATGTATTTAGTTCTACTCAATCCACTGTAGTTAACAACAGTGATATATCATTTAAACTAGATAAGGCGGGAGTATACATAATTAAATTAGTAGATAAAGATACGGAACAGGTCATAACTAAGGAACGAATTAATGGTAAAGTAGGTACAAACACTATTAAAATCTACACTAGGACGCTACCTGTTAAATATTTATATCTGATTTTAGATGATGAAGGTGGAAACCAAGTCAATAAAACAACCATTATAATAAATTAAAAGATGAAGAAACTATTATTGGTACTGATATGCTCAATAGCATTATCAGCTTGCCGCAAATTAGACATCCCGACTCCTCAACCACCAGTAATGGCTGAGAGTTTAAAGATAGCAAATTCAGTAGGGATTAAATTACAAAGCCCATTTGTAACTACTGAAGTACTAATGAATGTGAAGCTGGAAACAGCAGGCACAGTTACGATTAAAATATTTGATATCTCGAATAGAGTAGTATCTAAAGAAACTGTAAGTGTAGTTGCAGGTGACAATATACTAAAAGTATACACTAATGCTCTACCAACATCAGCTTATAGAATTGCTTTATACGATGTAAATAATAACCAATTAGGAATAACAGATTTTAATAAACTATAAAAATAAAAGTATATGTCAGAAGAAAAACAAGAAAGCACAGGTACATCCCTTAAAAATATTTTTATCGGATTGGCCTCAACTATCACCTTAGGTGTAGGTGGATGGGTAACTACTAAATTAACTGGTGGTGAAGAAGAAAAAGCAGCTCCAGTACAACAAGCAGCTCCAGTAATCAATATTACTAACTCAAACCAACAACAACAAGCAGCAGGTGGTAAGACTGTAGTTGTTAAAGAAAAAGTAGTTGAAAAACCAGCAGCAGCTCCAGTTAAGAAGAAAGAAGGTGACGAATTCAAAGAGAAACCAGCTCAATGGTAATCTATGGCAAACGCACAACCTAAACCTAAACCAAGACGTAGTAAACGTTCTGGAATGAAAAAAGCAAAGCAAATAAAACAAAATAACGAAGTTTTAAAAAAGTATAAGTAATGAGTCAACAACCAAATACAGGATTTAGAGAACTACTAAATAAAATGATGTCCCGCAGATGGTACATCACAGCAATGGTATTGGGTGGTTTTATAGTAATCATAGCTGGTATATTTGCCGCTATTAGTTTACAAACACCAATGGCAGCAGCATGGAAAGAATTATTAATGTTATTATTAGGTGCCTTCATTGGTTCATATGGTAAGATTATTGATTACTGGTTCAGTGATACAGACAAAGATAAAATGTTAGTTCAGAAAATGGATGAGGAAGACGGTGTAGCATTAGGTAGTGTTAATGACATTAAAGAAAGCAACAAACCAGTAACTCCATTAATTCCAGATGCATTCGTAGCAGGTGCAGCAGCAGCTAGAGATTTAGCTGTAGTTGAAAACAAACAAAACTACGAGTTAGCAGCTGACCAACAAGAACATGACCAAAAATTAGAAGCCGATCAACAAGAACATGAACAAGAAATGGCTAAATTAAAATTAGAACATGAAATAAAAGCACATAGATACTGCCAACATGAATGGGGTGACTCAGACAATGATGGTGAATTAGAGTGTCAAAAGTGTGGGTTGTTGAAAGACGCTTGGGACGAATCCCACTAACCAATAAAAATTAAAAGTATGAAACAATTTTTGAAAAATCTATTTGATGATTCAAACACAATCAATGAAAAATCAGTAGTTGGCTTTACAGCATTCGTGATGATGGTAATCACCTTGATTGCTGATATTGCAACTGGTTTAGTAGGTAAAGAAATGCCTATTCACGAGTTTGTATTTGACGGATTCATGGTTATCGTATTAGGTGCATTTGGTATTGCATCAGTTGATAAATTTATCAACAAAAGAAAAGGAGATAAAGAATAATAACCAAAGGGAACTTCGGTTCCCTTTTTTTTAATTTATTATATAATGAAAAAACTATTAACAATATTACTAGGGGTATTATTAACAGGGTGTACTACTACAAAATATGTTTTCATTGATCCTAAAGACAGTACTAAATTAGTTGAAGTTAGAAAACGAGTTATTTATGATGACGTATACTATAGTGCTCCTATAATGTCAACTCCATTGTGGTGGGATTGGAATTATAGATTTAGACAACCTATTATAGTTAATCCTAGACCTATAATTGTAAATCCAAGACCTAGAGTTCAACCACAACCAAGATGGACTCCATTACCACCACCAAGAAATGATAATAGAGCTCCAATTAGAAAATTTAATAACAAATAATGTATGAAAAATTTATTAATATTATTAGGTCTATTATTGACCATAAGTGCGGGTGCCCAAACTGTGGGAAGCACAAAAACAGAACAGTATAAAGCATCATTCGAAACATCGATTGACATATCTCAGTTTCTAGATTATGATGGTAAGCAAATACCAATTCAGATATTAAAGTGTGGTATTAGTGATGAAATGTATGAAATGTATCCTGAATTAAAGGAAAAACGTGTTGGTTTAGGTGTGGCTAATATTACAATGGAGTATTTAGAAAATCTAAATCGCTTCAAATTCACTGAAGACAAAACTGAGATCAAGAACAGAATGGTAAAACAATTCCAAGCATCACAAGCGGGAATTAGTGAAAATAAATTAGATGGTAGAGGTAAAATTAATCTAGCGGAATACTTCGTTACTATTGAAGTATACGACTACTCTATCTCAGAAGATGAAACAGTAAATTTAAAAGACGGTGTTAAAAACTTATTAGTAACACGTTTGGGTTTACAAGTTCGTTTTACAAATGCAGAAACTGGAGTAATATTCGGAGCATCAGGTTTAGGTGAAGCTAAAACAACACGTGAATTAACTTTACTATCAGATGCTACAGTTGATCCAGTTAAATTTAACCAATCAACTATTTCAATAGCAACCAAAAAAGCATTAGATATAGCTTGTGCTCGTATCTTAAAGCGTATGGTTGATAAGGGAATATTTAGCAAATAATGAAAAAATGGGTTGTAAGTGTAATTATATTATTGTTCGTTTGCCTTAAAACGAATGGCCAAACCTTCACTCAGACGTTTGTAGATAAATGTACTGGTGAAACTAAGATTGCAACTACAACCTATATTAATGGCAACGCTGTAGTATCGTTTTACAACCAAGTAAAAACATTTACCCCAGCAGAAGTTCAAAGTGGGGCCTTACAAGCATGGTTGCAAGCAACATACGCAGCGTATAATTCAGCAGCATGTCCAGTATCTCAAACAGTAACTCAAACCGTTCAAAATACAGTAACGCAAGCAGCAAGTCAAGCAGCATCAGCAGCCTCATCAGCGGCTTCATCAGCCGCTTCAAGCGCAGCGAGTTCATCAGCAAGTTCAGCAGCAAGCTCAAGCGCTTCCTCAGCTGCATCAAGCTCAGCTTCGAGCTCATCAGCCTCTTCAGCGTCTTCCTCTTCAGCATCTTCGTCATCCTCATCCCAATCATCCTCATCATCTGGGTCTTCGTCGTCATCAGGCTCAAGCTCAGAGAGCAAATCAGAAAGTACAAGTTCAAGCGAAAGCAAGAGCGAAAGCAAATCTGAATCTAAATCAGAAAGCAAAGAAGAAAGCAAATCTGAATCTAAGGAAGAAAAAAAGGAAGAAAAGAAGGAGGAGAAAAAAGAGGAAAAGAAGGAAGAAAAAAAAGATGAGAAGAAACAACTACGAATGAATCCTATATTGATGAATTCGGATTTAACTACTGCTCAAAACCCAACAGGTGGCTTTACACCTATACTATCATTAGGTATGTCTCAATCATCAGCAACTGGTGAATCTAGTTGGGGTGTTAGTTCAATGATATGGATGGATTTTAAATCGTTTGCCTTATCAATTAACAAAAGCGATTTAGTATTTAAAGATGGTCAGTTAAAAGCAATTAAAGCATATTCATACACAGTAGCTAGGGTTAAAGGTACCAACATGACATTTGGTGGTTATACCTGGATTAAACCACATCCTAAATTAGGAACGTATGGTTATAACTTAGCTTATATTAATATTAAATTAAAAGACGGAATAACAGGTAAATATTCATACTCAATGGTGTCATCAATAACATCATTCTGGACTAAACCGTATCAGGTAAATCTAAAAACAACATTATCTCCAGGAGTATTTGTTATGGCATCACCTTATTCGTATAATACAGCTACAGGTTCAACTTGGAATTATAATATTAATTCGTTAATTGGATGTGGATACTCATATAAGATAAGTAAACGCTTTGGAGTAAACATGGACTATAAATTGATGGTATCAACAGTGCCAGGTTCACCTATGCTTAGTTTCTTTATGATTGGTTCTAAATTACAATTCTAATTTGGTTCGGTCAAAATGTTGTCGTATATTTAATTCAAATAAATAATTTATTATGAAAAAAGTAATGTTCGTATTCGCAGTTGCAACTATGCTAGTTGCTTGTGGAGGAAATGCATCAGTTGAAACTACAAACACTGACAGTACAGCCGTAGCTGATTCTTCAGTAGTAGCAACAGATTCAACTGTAGCTGCAATTCCAGCTGATTCAGTTTCAGCTAAGTAATTAAGAGGGGGCGATGAGCCCCCACTTTAATTTTAATGGTTATGTATAAGGTAAAGCAATTCTTTAAACGTATTTATAATCTCTATCGTTGGTTACCCATTATATGGAAAGATCAGGATTGGGATGATTTCTATATTTTCGAAATACTTAAGTTTAAACTTAAGAACCAAGCTGAATATATTGGTTATCACGATAGGCATATGTCTGCTAAACGTGATGCTGAAATAATGATGTTATGTGTTCGATTAATTGATAAGGTACAAGATGAATGGTATGGAAGAGAATACTTTGATTACCATAAATCAAAACTTAAATTTATAGATAGTATAAGCCATCCAGGTAGCTATGAAATGGAAGAGGAATATATATCTGAAAACTTTGATGAATATTTTAAAAAATATCCTCGTATTTATAAGCAGGTTAAGTGTGATGATAAGCATAGAACAGCATTTAATATAGCTAAAACAAATGAAGAACGTGCTCATAAATTATTATTCAAAATATTAGAAAATAACATCAGAAGATGGTGGGATTAAAATAAAACATATGTGGAAAGTATTCTTATTAATGTTCATTATAGTTGCAATTATCTCTTGGAGATGGGTTGCTGCTATTGATTATATGAAAGAAAATCACCCCGACTATAAAGGTGATGATTTTTTAAATTGGGATGAAAACGATAAAAACGAAATATCATGAAATATATCCTTACACTTTTAACCTTAGTGTTATTTGTATCTTGTAGTAATAACAAGACTGAAATTGATTGTCAATCTGAAGTAGATATTTTACAAGCTAAAGTAGATAGCATGCATGACGAACTATTTATCAAACACGTTGAGTTAGGTAGATATGAGTTATCATTAGAGCATTTGAAGGAAGTAAATCTAAATGCTGGTCTTGAATTTGAAAACTTTATGTACCACGAAACTGAATAATATGAGAAAGAATATTAACAGCGGAGAAGATTACGCTAAAATACTAACTAGCACTATCAGAGAGGCAGATGGCCCACTACCAGAACAATTAGTAGAATATTGGTGTGAGGAAATTTGGGAATTAGCTATTAACAGCTATAACGACTATATTATAGGTAAAAAGAATGATTATTTACTTTCAGATGAGGATATGAATGAAGCATATGATCGTGCTGGATTAAAATATACTCAAGAAATGGTTAACGGCTTAGTAGACAAAGGAATGTTACAAGCAGGTGTAGGTGAGGAAGGAGAAATACTATATTCACTAACTGAAAAAGGCAAAAAACATACTCTATGAACAAAGTAGAATTGTTAGGTTATTATGGAAGCGATCTAGTTCATGCTCAATCAGCTTGGACATCAACATCAAGAGATTTAACTGAAGATAAAATAGCAAGAGTAGGTAAACTACTTAAAATGCTAGCAAGTGAGGGTCATCATACTCCATTTGAAAAATCATCATTACATTTCCTAGTAACAGTAGATCAAGCAACACACATCCATTTAATTAAGCATCGTATTGGTGTTTCAGTTAATGGTGAATCAGCTCGTTACAAGGAATTGAAGGAAGATAAATACTACATTCCAAATGATTGGCCTGATATTCCTTGCAGTATGGAACATCTACAGAGAAAGAATTGGGCTGATATATTAGATGAATATACTAGGTATGGTAATCAACTATATCATCAATGTTTAGAAGACCTAACACCAATACTAGGCCGTAAACGTGCTAAAGAATCAGCTCGTTTCTTTAAAACATTCAATAGCCAAATTACAATGGATGTAATGTTTAACTGGCGTTCATTCTATCACTTCCAGCAATTACGTAATAGTGAACATGCTCAGGTTGAGGTAAGACAATTAGCTCAAGATATGCTTGATCTAGTTAAGCAAATTGAAGGTAACCCATTTAAAGAAACTATAGAGGCATTTGAACTGTGAGTAAATTAAAAGACAAACTTAACTCAGGCCACTACCATGAAATGATGGATCGTTTACACGTGCTAATGAGTACACTAGATGATCATATATTACAACACCCAGTAGCTAAAGTTGATAAAGAGTTCTGTGCAAATTCATGTTAGTTTATCTCATTTAAAAGAAGTAGATAAAATTAAGGTTCAAAAACATTCAAATTACTTCTTCAATCGCGTTTTCAAGTCTATTTCAAAACCAAAACAACCACTTAAGATAGAAAAACCGTGGTATAAATTTTGGTGAGGACAAAATAAGTTATTACATTTACGTAATGACAGTTAAACAACTAATAGAGCAACTACAACAATTAGACCCAGATCTACACGTATTCGTAGCAGGATATGAAGGTGGTTATGACGATGTGGGACCAGTTAGTAATGTTATGAATATAGCATTAGACGTACATGAAGAATGGTACTATGGTAAGCATGAAGATGCTGATACTGCCTATTATGTACCAGATAAAGACAAATACACAATAGTAAAAGGTATAATATTATAAGTTATGAAAACAGTAGCAATCGGAGACGTTCACGGACGCTCACTCTGGAAATTAATCGTTAATCAAGAACAAGACGCTGACAGAATTATATTCATCGGTGATTACTTTGATTCATTTGATATTAAAGGAGAAGAACAACTAAATAATTTCCTTGACATCATTGAATTTAAAAAATCAACTGATAAGGAAGTCATTATGCTTATTGGTAACCATGACTATCATTATTTTCCTGAAGTAGGTGAAAATGGAACATCAGGCTACCAATCAGTATTCAGCCACCAAATCAAACCAACGATTGATGCTAACAGAGAGCACCTACAAATGGCTTATCAGTTTGATGAGTTCCTATTCAGCCACGCTGGTGTTAGTAGTAAATTTATGGATAGTGTATTTGGAGCTGATGGATGGAACGTAGAAACAATGGTAGAACAATTAAACGAACAATTTAAATATAAACCACTTACATTTCAATTCGGAACAGCAGTTAGTATAAAGAAACTAAGCTATCTAGATCCGTATGGTGATAATGAAGAACAATCTCCAATATGGATTAGACCACGTTCACTAATGGCTGCTAACAGAGATACACTACGTACTCAAGTAATTCAAGTAGTAGGACATACTGGAGTTAGAAAACTTGATATTGATGGTGCTATGAAATCAGCTGGTGGTAGATATTATCTTATCGACTGTCAAGAAACTACAGGTGAATATTTGGTTATTCAAGATGGAGAGCTTAGCGTTGGACAAACAAGATAATTATGAATTGGGTTTCAACAGTAAGCACAACAGTAACAGGTTATAGTAAAATAAATTTCATTTACAAATGAAAAAATTAAAGTACACATTAGAACGATTTAGATGGATTAAAGCACTATTCAGTCCGTTTACACCATTTAAAATTGGATGGTATGTTGGTAAAATACGAATTGGTACTCCATATTTCTTACCTCGCAAATGGGTTAAAGCAACACCCGAATTAGCATATAAAGCAGCAGAGGAGGAAATTAAACGTAGAGAAAATTTTAATAAATCAAATGCTAATTCAAAGTTTAAACATGAAATACCACCAATTGGTGAATTATATCAAGAATATATGAAACGCCAACACGCAGTACCACTTAAAGTAGGATTCAGTATGTGTGGTTTGGGATGGAAAACAAAATGGACATCCACTGACTTCAGACATGAGTGGAACCCAGTAATATCATTTGTATTCTTCGGATATCAAATAGCAGCTACATTTTATCATCCACACCATAGTCACTATTGGGAACCTTGGTTGTATTATGAATACGAAACAGATAAAACTAAATCTAAACGTGAACGAATAGAGCAGTGTAGAAAAGAAGCTCCACAAACATGGACTTCAAGCAGACATAATGAAGAACCAATAACAACTGATTATTATACTAAGATACTCAAACCAAAATATCTAAAATAATGTTATGGAAATAGATAAAGACGAATTATTTAAACTTTATATGGAGTGGGTAGATAAAGTATCTGAAGATAACGATTGGAAAACTTCATTCGGACCAAAAGAAATTGTACATTCAATTACAAATATTATAGAAAATAACCCACAACTAATTAAAAATAGAAGCAATACTTAAATCAAAGTATCTAAAATGAAACGAGCAGATAAAAGTAAATTAGTATTAAAAGAACTGATTGATAAGATGTTTGAGATAGCAGGTCATCCTCTTAAATTCGAAGATGTAGAAGGTAGAACTGATAACTGGTTTCAACAATACACTATGACTGAAGCTCAAAATGAGGAGTGGCGAGAGTGGGGTATTAAATTGATAATGAAAAAACAGCGTTACAATAGATATCTAGCTGATCGTGAAATGAGAATGTTAGATCTATACTGTGGATTAAAAATATCAGATTCAAAATATGACAGGCAAGAAACAACCGAAGCGTAATTGGTTCATTGTAATGAACTCACAACTAGAATACTTCAGTGGTATGATGTATGGAGGTGAATTGGTATGGTGTAGCGACTATAACGAAGCAAAACCATTAGATGATGAGGCTAAATTTAGAACACTACAATCACTTTGTAGGGGCGAGGAACTGATCTTAGATTATATTAATGAATAAAGAACCAGTATACCCTAAAGATAATGGATCATTAGAACGAGCACGTCAAGCGTTCTATAAGAAGGTACGTGAATGGAGATGGGATGAACCTGATGAGAGGCCTAGTAAACCAAGAGGCCGTAAACCAAAACAATTCGTTAGAGTAGAATCTAAACCACGTAGTGAAGGAGAAAGACGAGCAATGGAGGCAGGACGAAGTAAATTCTTTAATTTCAATTAATATGGACAAGTACACAGCATTAGGAAGCAACATTTTCGGATTTGAAATCTTTGAAGAGGTATTTAAAGCAATTAATGAACGCGGAGAGCAAAGTGATGAAAGTATGTTTAAAGCAGGTGTGGCGAGTGCTGAAGCTGCTGTTAGACGTTTGACAGTTACAATTCAACACAAAGCGTATAAAACAACATTCAGTAAATCCAAAGGATACCCTGTAAAGGTTGAATGGTGGGTTACTAGAGCATCAATCGAATGCAATGTTAAAGCTAAACGTGGAGACAAGTTCATACCTGATCCTAAACTATCAGCTGAAACTAATCTACAATCAGACTATACAGGACAAGGATTCGATCGTGGACATAATTTCCCAGCTGCAGACGCAGCGTGTGATCAAGTAGCAAATGACGAATCATTCTACTTCAGTAATATGACAGCCCAATACCCAGCATTGAATAGAGGTGATTGGAAAGAATTAGAAACTATAACACGTACTGAAGTTAAATTATACGATTCAGTCTATGTATGGTGTGGATCTGTAGGTGAAGCTAAAAAGATAGGTAAAGTATCAGTACCAAAGCAATGCTGGAAAGTAATGTATACTAAACGTTTAAATACATATAGTGCATTTCTATTTGATAATAGTACTACTAAGGCAGATGGAGTTAAGAATAATGAAGTGCCTTTAGAGGTGGTCGAGCAAATTTCTGGTTTTAAATTTAAGATAAATAAATAATAAATGCCAATTCAAACTAAAGACCAAGCACAAGACAAAGCAAGTAGGAAATTAGATAAAGCATTACACAGAAAAACCAAACACCGTCCATTACATGAAGAAGAATGGAGTGATCTAACTCAACGTGGAGCCAGTTTGGCTGAGCAATTTGAATGGCTTAGATTAAAGAAGAAACAAAAAGAAAAGTATGGCAACTAATGATGAAATGTTCCGAAAGTGTATGGAAATCGAAGCTATGGTTACTACAATGGTAATGCGTGGCATAACAGATAACCGTAGATTAGTAGAGGCAGTAGATGTTAGATACCATCCCAACACTGAATGGGAACAAGAAATGTTCAGTGAAGCGATTATATACGCGAAGCATGCAGTCCTAAATTAGGATGGGCAGAATAGTGAGTGTAGATTTAAGTATAATAATTAAAATCAAAGGTTATGAGTTACAACATTGAACAAATTAGGGAATTAGCCCCGTCAGTATTTACAACTGAAAAAGCTAAACATTTATCTGATAAGTACATTCAGACACCTACTATTAGAGTAGTAGAAGATTTAATGAATCTAGGTTGGGAAGTAACTAAAGTACAAGAGGTTAGATCTCGTAAGTACAAAGGGTTCCAAAAACACCTATTAGTATTCCGTCACCCAAACATCACAATTAAGGGTGCAAATGGAGATGATTCATGTCCTCAAATCCTATTAACCAATTCACATGACGGTAAAGCCGCATTCAATTTTAGAGTTGGTATCTTCAGATTCGTATGTAGTAATGGATTGGTAATCAGTGATGCTGATTTCGGAGTGATGTCTATTAGACACGTAAACTATACCTTCGAATCATTGCAAGTTAAGGTAAACGAAATGATTAGTAAGCTACCAGGATTGGTTCAGAAAATCAATTTATTTAAAAGTACAGTGTTAACTGATGCTCAAATGGAAGATTTCGCTACTAAAGCATCTCAGTTGAGAACTAAAAAGCGTGTTAACATTATGGATGTACTTACTCCAACACGTACTGAGGATCAAGGTAATGATCTATGGGTAGTATTTAATCGTGTACAAGAGAAAATATTAGGTGGTTCATATACATCTGGTGGTCGTAAGGCTAGGTCAGTAAAGAACTTCCAAAAAGATATTCAGTTGAACGAGCAATTGTTCGAATTAGCTGAGTCATACCTTTGATTAACGTAGGATTGGGGGCGCAAAGCCCCCATCTTACATTTATAATGTTATGAAAAATAAAAGCGAAATACATATAGGATCAGGTTCACACTTAAACATTCAAACGTCACAGTTAGTTTCATTGCATGAAACGTTAACATTGATTAATGGATCTAAAGAACCAATTGAATTGGATGTTAAAATAGAAGCTGACTTCGGAACTATACCTGAGCAATATCATGAGGTATTCCTAAACATAATGACCTCTAAGTATTACAATAAGACATCATTCGGTGATAATCCATTCAGCCAATGCTTACCACCAGTAAAGAAACGTTGGTGGCAATTTTGGAAGGCAAGGTACTAATCGTATCTTCAATGCAAATCAAAGGTTATGAAATTATCAAAATTATTTAAGCGTGCCGTAAACGGCAAAACGCTAGAGTGGGAAATTGAAGTGGAAAACAACTGCTTCAGAACAATATCAGGCTACACAGACGGAATCAAAACAACATCAGAGTGGACATGTTGCGAAGCTAAAAACGTAGGTAAGAAAAACGCTACAACAGCAGAACAACAAGCATTAGCAGAAGCAATTGCAATGCATCGTAAACGTATTGAAACAGGTTCATTTGAAAATATAAATGAAATAGATACGCCCGTATACTTTAAGCCAATGTTGGCTCACGATTATAATGATTATAAGGATAAAATTAAATTTCCAATCTACAGTCAACCTAAACTAGATGGTATTAGGTGTATTGTTAGAGCTGATGGAATGTGGAGTAGAAACGGTAAACAAATTATATCTGCGCCTCACATTTACGAGGCACTGAAGCCATGGTTTGAACAGAACCCCGATTTGATTTTGGATGGTGAACTATATGCTGAAAAGGATGTAGCTGACTTCAATACAATTATATCTTGCGTTCGTAAAACAAAACCAACAGCAGCAGACTTAGAAACATCTAAGAAAATACAGTACTGGGTATATGATATTCCTAGCATTGATGGAACGTTTATAGAGCGATTTCATGAACTATTAGACTTTAATCTACCAGATTGCTGTGTTAAAGTACAAACAGATCAAATTGATAACGATAATGATCTATCAGCTTATTATTTCGATTATATGGCTGCTGGATATGAAGGACAAATACTCAGAACAGACTCATTATATGAAAACAAACGTTCTAAATCATTACTAAAATATAAACAATTCCTTGATAGTGAATTTACAATCTTAGGCGTTGAAGAAGGTAAAGGCAATCATGCTGGTAAAGTAGGTAGATTGAACTTTGAAATTAATGGTAAGCCATTTGATGCTGCTGTAAACGGTGATTGGGAGTATATTGAACGTCTATGGCATAGTAGAGAGGGATTAATAGGTAAAGTAGCAACAGTCAAATATTTCGAATTAACTGAAGATGGAATACCACGATTCCCAAAGGTAATAGCAATTAGGGACTTTGAATAGTCAGAGTCCTGATTGTACATTCACCGCAAATCAAAGGTTATGTCAGTAATAATAGGTGGAGACAAAATAATCGCACACAGCTTCTTACCGCCTGTAGTGTTCGATTCAATACAAGAACCAGGTAAGCGTTACGTTATTGCAGATGGTAAATGGACTGAGATTCCAAATCATTTAGGTTATGGTAATGTCATTCATTTCAAGAAACCATATGAAAACGGTAAACACCACGCTTTCAAACCTACATTCGAACAGGAAGTAGATGGTAGTAAGGGTAAGAAGTATACTGTTAAATGTAATGATGATAGATGGAGCTGTACCTGCCCTGCATTCGGTTGGTCAGGTAGTAGAAACTGTAAACACATTGATCAGATTAAAGCTGAAAACGGATGGAATTAAAAGAACGAATATCTAATTATACTCCAACAAAATACAATCCGTATTATTGGTGGCGTCGATTTAAAGGTAGAGAAACGCTTCATAAATACAGACGTTTGAATGAGAAAATAGCAAACGGCGATTATGAAGTAAGCGATTACCATTGGTGGATGATGTGGGAGAATGAATTGGAAAGCGAAGCCGTATCTAAAATAACTGATCCATCTAAACTACACGAGGCGAGATGCCTATTTGGAGAACGTAGACGTAGACTATCTGCTGATTATGAAAAGGACGAAGCCAAAATATTAGAGGCAATGTATAAGGATTTCAGAATAGAGCTTCGAATGAGCCAAGAGGAAGTAGAGGAGGAAATGCTTCAATTCGATGGTACGTTGTCTGAATTCTACTACTATATTTATAATAAAAAGAAACAAAATGGAAATTAAAGACATTTTAAGCGAACTAATTACAGTAGCAACAAACGTATTAAACGAGAAGGGACATCCTGAAAATTTCGATTTAGAAGACTTCATTGACACATTAGAAACTTACTATAGCGATTTAGATGAAATTGGTGAGTTTTACTTTGAAGGTGAAGGTGAAGACGATTTTGGATGGGATGAAGACGAATATTAATTGTCAAAGTTAACATCGTATATTAATACAAATAAATGTTATGGATAACAGAAATCAACACCGTTTACTTAATCAAGAGCAAATTACAAACATCACAGCTCAAGTCGCTTATGACTTAGTTAAATTCGCAAACGAATCAGCAGAAATACTTGTAGATCATTATTTGAGAGGTGATGCTGAAGGTTTACTTGAAGTGGTAAGTAATTGGATTGAAGGTGCTGAAGATGAAGTATTAGATGAACTTAATACTCAACTAAACGAAGATTCATTTAAACAAGCAGAACAGGATAATGACTATGATTACTAGCATAGTAGTATCAATGATAACATCATTAGCGTGTATCATTGCTATATTTAAAGTATCAGACTATCTGATTGATAAACCCAAAACAAGTAAGTTTAGGCAGTGGTGGTCACGTCACATCTGTGACTTGGATAATAACTACGAGTAAAATAGATTGGCAAAACAACAGTCGTATATTCAGGGTATGAAAACATTAGTAATACACCCAGATGATCGCAGCACGGATTTCTTAAAACCAATCTATGCTAACGTAACAGATGCTACTATAGTAACAGGAGGCGTTACTAAAGAAGACATTGTTGAAATGATCAAAACACACGACAGAGTAATGATGATGGGACACGGTTCTCCATCGGGATTATTCTCAGTAGGTAAGTTCAAACTAACAACACCGTATGAGTTTAATTATATAGGAGGTGTAGCATACACCAACGCCTATATTATTGATAGTACAATGGTTCCGTTACTAAATGAAAAGGAAAATAACGTATTCATTTGGTGTAACGCTGATAAATTTATTGATAGACACGATTTAAAAGGATTCTATAGTGGAATGTTCATTAGTGAAGTAGGTGAGGCGGTTTACTGTGGATTACCAGGAACAGAACAAGATCAAGTGAGTGCATCAAACCACTACTTCGCTCAATTGTTAGGTGAGGTAATAAACGATCCCCTTAAAGATGCTTACTTCCATGTGTTGGATAACTATGCATTATTGGCTGAAGAAAATCCTGTAGCATTATACAATTACAATAGATTATACTTAAAAGACTAGTTATGAGCCGAATTAAGGATTTAAAGGAAAAATACCCAATCCTATCATTATCAGTTGCTGACCTTCTAGAAATGATTGATCCAACAGATCAAAACAAATACCTTAGCATGTTAGGTAGAATTGTAAAAAATAAAGTAGAAGAACGTTTCAATGGAGAGGATGCATATAAAACAGAAATGAGTGATATAATTGGGGACAGTTATGTTGAATCTCAACCATGTGGATACAGCTATATATTATATCAACTTATGGATTTAGTTGGTGGTAGAAGCAGTGTTGAGGTATTTAAAAAGTTTATAGAAATGAATGAACGTGGTGTTATTGAAAACAATGACATCCAACAATATAATTCAATTGATGATTTACAAGCGGCTATTTCATTGATCGAATTAAAGGAAATGGATAAGGAAATGGCTGCTCAAGTTGTTAAAACATTTGAAGATGATACTTGGTTAGTTGTTCGTCCACTTACATTCGAATCATCTTGTAAATATGGAGCCGGAACTAAATGGTGCACTACAGCATCTTCAGAGCCACAACACTTCCATCGCTATTGGAGTCGTGGAGCATTGATTTATATCATTAATAAGAAAACAGGATATAAAGTAGCAACTCAAAGATATTATGATGATAGTGATCGTTCAACACTATGGAACGCTGCTGATAGAGAAATGAATTGGGCTGATGTTGACGTTGATAACCACATATTCAATATTGTTAAAACTGAATTATCATTAAAAGTAACTAATCAGAGTCTATGTAGTGATGAAGTACAAGAAAGAGTAAAAAGGATATGTTTAGGAGAACAATTTAGATTAGTTGAACAACCTACGGAAGTGGGAAGAATATATATCAATCCTAATCCACCCAATACAGCACGCCTTGATTTAGCCTTATTAGATGCTTTAAGAAATGAAGTTCGTAATGAAATAGAACAAATAGGTCTTGATGAACCAACAGTTGAAATGGACCAAATTCCAGTGGTTGATTTATCAGCACTATCTATTCATGAGGCTTCAAATGAATTACGTAGAATGCTAAATAGTTAGGCTGGTCAGAGTAATGATCGTATATTCACGTTACACAATTAAAAAATCAAAGTTATGAGTAAAGCAATTAAGCCACAACAAGGCGTCGTTTATGAGTGTTACAAAGGTTATAAGGATGCAGGTATGGACCGAGTTAGAATAGGTCAAAAATTCGTTTGGGATGGTGATGATAATGGATCACAATATGTATTTGATAAAGCATCAGGTAAAGGAGTAAGTGTATTCGTACCTAAAGACAAATTCGCTTCATATTTCTGCCCCGCAGCGGATCAATCTGAAACGAAACCTAAACCTAAATCTGAATCTAAATTCAAAGTGGGTGATAAAGTAAAAATTGCAAACGATTCAGAATGGTACGAACCAGGTAATAAATTCAATCCAATTGACACAGTAGGGGAAATTACACAAATTAGTAAAGGATACTTAGGTATCAACGTGGAATGGGATGATGAAATAACTAATAGCTATAACGAATGTGATTTAGTGTTGGCAAAGCAAGAGTCGTATATTGACGTCACAGAAAAAATTAAAAATATGACAATTCAAGCCATTACAGTAAGCTCTACAGAGCAAATCAAGGAATTAGCTAAAGTATCATTCCTTAAAGATCAAATCGAAGCAGCGTTTCCACACCTATTCGTTACCCATAAAGTAGGTAACAGGTATAAACATGAAGATGGTAACCGCTATATCCTAACAGGTGAAAACAGTCATGTAGCATTGACTAACCTAAGAACAGGTATGGTTGAATCCCATACAATCAGAACAAATAGCTTCGACAACATAACAGTAGATGAATTTAAACAGTTATGTTTAGACACAGACAAATTAACATTAATTAAGGAGCGCCAATAGGCGCTTCCTTATTGCTTGGCAGGATTCCGTTCGTATATTTACGTATAATTAAAAGGTATGAAAAGTATAGAATTAAAAATTAAACGTAAAGAAATGATCGCTGCTGGTGCCTACGATGGTCGATTTAGACAGCGTATGGTAGTAGATAAGAAGAAACAAGCCAACAAGAAATGGGCTAGGCAGAGCAATTAACGTAGATTTACAACACAATTAAAATATAAGGTTATGACAATCAAGATTGAGAAAGAGACAAGATGGAATCAAGTAGCAATGGCTCCCGAAACAGGTTATTACATTTGGATAGATGGTTCATGTTCCGCCTATACTAAAACTGAACAAGATGCACTTGACATGGTAGAAAAAATCAAAGCAACATACGTTGCACCTAGTAAAGAGATTATCTTCGAAGAAATAATTTAAATGAAAATGAGTGGGTGGACGTAATAGTCTACCTACTTTTAATCTTAAAAGCTTGTGGCTCACACACCACTATAAATAATACGTATATACGATTAGTTATGAAAAACAAGTCAACAACTAATATATTAGTAGTAACATCAATAGTTAAACATGTCTAAATACAATGACGAGAACCATGAGAGGATGTTACTAACAAGCCCTAGCTACAGAGAATGGTGGGGGCAGAACAAGGATCGTATATTGAGTGAAATTAAAAATGATATGAGCTTAACAATTGAGGATTTAAAAACGATCAGATTAGCGCTTAGCAGTTACCCTCTAAGTACAGGATTGATAGAAACAATGGGTAAAATAGATG